ACTTCTACTAAGATAGTAACTCTTGGAGGTAATGGGGCATTGTGCGAAGGTGTACACTATCCTGCACATGAAGTAAAGGTGCATGATGTAACAGGTGCTGGAGACGTATTTTTAGCTGCTCTTGCTTATTTTAGCACAGCAAGTTCGAATTTATATACAGGTATTGAAGCTGCAAATGCTTTAGCTGCTAGATCGGTAGAGCATTTTGGCACTTATACTATTACAGACAAAGATTTAAGAGAAACAGGATACTTTTTATTATGACAGACTCAATTACAAGGCTTCAAGGCTTCGTTAAAAAAGGTTGGGGACATGAACTAATCTGGGCCACTAACGATAAATATTGTGGCAAACTCATGGTGTTTAATGAGGGCGCTAAGTTTTCAATGCACTTTCACAGAGAGAAAAAAGAGTCTTGGTATGTTCTTAGTGGTGAATTTGAGGTACGATGGATTAACACTTTAAATGCTAATATCATTACAAATATTCTTAGAGAGGGAGACACATGGGATAATGATCCTTGCGAACCTCATCAGCTTATTTGTATAAAGGCAGGAACTATTATTGAAGTGTCCACTCCAGACTCTGTTGAAGATAATTACCGCGTGCAACCAGGTGACTCTCAAGTATTAGTTGACTAACGCTAAAATAAATTCTATACTGTTATAAATAACACAAGGATTTATTATGGAATACTTTAACTCAAAGAATCTAGACTGGCGTATCTCTCAGTGCTGCCAGTTTCACGATAAGGCATTGGCAAAGCGTTATAATTTTGGTACAACTACCAAAACTTATGCGCTTAAAGATGGTGGCAAAGAACGAGTTCAGTCTAAAGCTATTGAAAACTGTAACAAACTACTAGATATTCTTAAGACCTATTTTCCTACTCAGCCAGCTAATCTGCGCAGCTTCCGTATTTCTTCGGAGCTATTTCCTTGCTATACGCTAGACTTCACCAAATCTTGGTATGAAGAGATCTGGGAAGATATCTCTAGCATTCTTGAAAAAGCTGGCAGCGTAGCTAAAGAACATAACATTCGCTTGAGTGTTCATCCTGGGCAGTATACTGTTCTAGCATCAAATAAAGATGATGTAGTTGAAAACTCTATCAAAGACCTAGAGTATCATGCGCTGTATGGTCAGCTTATGAATCTTCGTCCAGAAGAATTTGTTATGAACATCCATCTTCAGGGGCTATACAGCGGTAAGCATATTGATGGCATTAAACGCTTTGCCACTAATTTTCACTATCTATCTGACTACTCACAAAAGTGTCTAGCTGTAGAAAATGAAGATAAGCCTAACGGTTATGATATTGCGCATACTCTAGAGCTTGCTCAGTTAATTCCTACTCGTTGTACTCTAGACACGCATCACTATGCTTGCCATCGTATGACCGAAACAGAGAAAGTTCAGCTTAATGGTAAAGTAGTAAATCGTAAAGTGCGTGACGTAGATCACATCACTGTTAACGATGTAATGTTTAAAGAAGCTGTTAAAAGCTGGCGAGGAGTTCGCCCGCTATTTCACACGTCTCAATCTTTCTCTCCAGATAATCCTGATTACTGGATGAAAGTTAACGCTCACTCAGAGCTGTTCGAAGATGAAGAACATATGGCTCGCCATATTCCAATGCTTCAGTATGCAGACTTTGATATTGAAGCCAAAAACAAAGAGCAAGCTGTAAAAGGCTTTTACTCTTTTATTAAAGAAGAAGAGGTCTATGCAGACGAACCTCTAATTGCAAAGAGAGTACCTAATGACTGGTAACCCACAGTTTAAATTTAAAGAAAATCAATATCTAGACGAGATATACAACTATATAAAAGCTACTTATGGCGAGCACTACTCTACAACAAAATTTCAGTCTACTGAAGTTATAATTGATAGAGGACACGGCACTGGCTTTTGTATGGGTAATATTGATAAATATTCTAATCGTTATGGTAAGAAAGGAGACTCTCCAGAAGAGTGGCGTAAAGATCTTATGAAAGTGATTCATTATGCAATACTTCAACTTTACGTTCACGATCTAGAGCATAAGAACAATGAATCTATTAAAAAAGACTAAGTATGTATTTAGAAATCCAGAGCTGCCAGGAGAGCTAGAGCGAGAGATTATTGCTAGAAACTTAGTACGCTCTCTAGAAAAGATTGCTAAGTTTCAGATTGAGCAGTTATCTGGAGAAAGCTGGACTCATTTAAGAGTTCATGCTCCTGGAAAACTAATTAAGCTATTCACTCGTATCTCAGATAAAAGACTAAAGCCTATTATCAAAGGTACTCACGTATATATTTACATTGATAGTTCTGTTACTTCTATTGACGTTAGGATGTTAGTAGGAGAGCTTATTAAAAATCTTAAGACTATTGACGAGTCTTATGTCACAAAGCTACGTAAGGCGGCAGGACTACTAGTCTTAAAGCTTGCAAAGAAACTATACCCATCGAAAGATAATACAAATGGCTGAGAAAGAACTTAAACCTATCGACCCACAAGATGTGTCAGATACTATTCAAGACATTGTAGCACTGCTAGGCGCTATCGAGTCTTCTCGTGAAGAAATTAACCGTCGTGTAAAGCATCTTAAAGATACGTACGGTCTAGCCTCTACAGCTGTTAGAGCAGCTGCTAATGTTATTTATAAAGAAACTATTGAGCAGCTAGGCGAGAAAGAACAACAGATTCGTAATATTATTAAAATCTGTGACGAAAACTAATGAAATATGCCTTGCTGTTTTCACTACTAGTAGGTTGTGCTGATATTCAAGATAATACAACTTTAGGAGATAAAGCTATTATCGGTACGGCACTTACTGCTATTGCTATTGGAGCCAGCGCTATCGCAGAATGATCGCAATGAAGAAACCTATTTTAGTTACAGGAGGCTTTGATCCTCTACACTCTGGGCATATAGCCTATTTTAAGGCTGCAAAGGCTCTTGGCAATTATCTAATTGTCGGAGTTAATAGCGATGCATGGCTTTCTCGTAAAAAGGGAAAGCCTTTTATGCCGTGGGAAGAGCGAGCAGAAATCATTAGAAATTTATCTGTTGTGAACGAAGTTATAAGTTTTGACGATAGTGATGGAAGCGCTAATAACGCAATCTATAAAGTATTGCAGCGCTTTCCAGATCAACGAATTACTTTTGCTAACGGTGGCGATAGAACTCCTGACAACATTCCTGAGTATATCTATAGAGATACTCCTTGGGTTCACTTTGAGTTCGGAGTAGGTGGCGAAGATAAAAAGAACAGCAGTAGCTGGATTCTTAAATCATGGAGTCAACCTACTGTAGAACGTGCTTGGGGTAGGTATACTGTTCTAGATAGAAAAGATGGTTGGCAGGTAAAAGAGCTTGCATTTGATGCAGGTAAGGCTCTTAGCGATCAACGCCACTTCCATAGGAGTGAGCACTGGTGTGTTGTAGACGGAGAGATACGTATCGATCTGCAGTGGCCTGATGGAACAAAGCAAGTGTGTCTTTTGAGCAATGGTGAGAGTGTAGATATTCCTATTAACACTTGGCATAAAGCTACAAATGTCGGAGCTAGCACAGCTAAAGTAATTGAAGTCTGGATGGGCAATCATCTTTCAGAAGAGGACATTGAACGTAGGCCATGAGTATTAAAGTAGATCACGCTAGATTTGACAGTACAATGCCTGACATAGCAGATACTGCCCTAAGTTGGATCAATGAAAATATTAACTCTAGAGAAACACTATTTGAGTGGGGATCAGGAGGTTCAACTTTTTGGTTTGCAGATAGAGTTAAACGAATCTACTCAGCTGAGCATCAACCAGCGTTTTTTAGATATGTAAAAGAGCACTATCTATATGAAAATTATGATAATATTCACATGGTATTTGCACCAGAAGATGCTCAAGCACATCCTAAGTTTAAAGATGCCTATGACGAACGTAGCTATAAGCGATATGTAGAGTCTATTTTAGCCTATCCTTCTAGGTCTTTTGATTGGATTATTATTAATGGAAAAGCTAGACAAGCATGTTTAACGGCAGCTTTTAGTGCTATTAGACACGGTGGAGTTATTGTGATGAATGATACAGACAAACTTGAGTATGGCGCAGCAGTAAATCAACATCGTAATAAAGCAGTAGAGGTTCTAGAGTTTAAAGGACATAAAATGCCGTTTATGCGTCAAGGACATACAACTCTAATGAGGGTGGCATGACTCTTAGACACAATATATTTAAAACTCCTATGTGGGGATTTCAGTGGCGTGATGCTGAGTTCTTACAACAGATCAAAGCTTATGCACTACACCTAAGTAGAACTCAGCCAAGTGTTCGAAAGTCAAACTTTATAGGCTGGCAAAGTCATGATGATATGCACTTAGATCCTATGTTTGCTCCTCTATGCAATAAGATACTTCAAGTAGCTAACTCTGAAGTTTTACAAGACTATGAGCATATCTCTTCTGAGCGTTTTAAGATAGACTCTCTTTGGGTCAACGTAACTCCTCCAGGAGGCTTTAACATGGCTCATATTCATGGCTGTGAACTGTCAGGTGCCTTCTACATTTCAGTACCAGAAAACTCAGGTCGCTTTGTGGCAATTGATCCTAGGCAACGCGTTAGCATGAGCACACGCAGAATTAGAGACCAAAACTTTCCTGTTCAACCTACAGAGGGAACTTGTATTATATTTCCTTCTTGGCTAGAGCACTATGTAGAACCTAACTGTTCTTTCTCTAATAGAATCTCTATAAGTTTTAACTTAGAATGACAACTCGGCTACCTCTTCCTGATATAACTATACATGTTCGTAAAGGTGGTGAGTGGTTTCATCGCCCTCTTACGCACTTTTTTCCGACTGATAAGCGCATTCTACTTGTCACACTACGAGGTGCGTGGATAAGCGATAGAGAAACACTTTTTTACGAACATAATGCACTAGGATTTGATGGAACTGTAGTCTCAACTGTGAATGACTCTTTTGTTCAAAATGCTTGGGCAAACGATTTAGCACTAAACTATGTTAAGCTATTACCTGATGGTAATGGTGAACTTGCGGCAGCGCTGCAAATGCTAGTGCCGTATCGAGAAACAGGGCCCCGCGCTTATCGCTCAGAATGGATCGCGCACAATAATCAACTTACCTATAGGTCTACGCTATCATGCTTGTAACAATCTACTCTATTATGAGTTGCATTCCTTCTAACGATTTTGTAGACTGGTGTGCGCAAAACTCAATTCCCCACCACTATTTTAGAATTCGTGATCCACAGTTTCCTCAAGTTACTTATGACTATACTCTAGATCAAGTAGAAGCACTACATGCTCGAGAGTTTAACACTTTCCCAATTATCTATATCGACAACGTGCAATATCGTTCTATTGCCGCTGCAAAGGAGTTTTTACGTGAACATTACAGTATACACTAAATCTAACTGCACCTACTGCACTCAAGCTAAAGCACTACTAGACATCAATGCTATTCCTTATGCTGTAGTCGCCTTAGCAGAACGTGGAGAATCAGGTGACGGATATATCTCGCGCGAATCGCTACTAGAACGTTTTCCTAGCGCTCGCACAATGCCTCAAATTGAAATTGATGGAGTAGGCATTGGTGGATTCGAAGAGCTTAAGACCTTTCTAAATAAACAAACTATTTGACACCTTGTTCATTCTAGGGTAATATGAACTATGTTTAGCACGCTGTTGTTTATATTTTTCATTGTGTTGCCTGCAATCTCTATCTTTGCATATGTATCACGCTTAACTTCTGGTATCTACCATTGGGCAGACAGGCAACACCCAACCCCGAACTATCGTTATGAGACGACACAAACTGAGACAATCTATACGCTGCACACAGAAACTCGCACTAAGACACGTCCAATCTCTGAAGAAGAAAACTATTTTGGACACTCACCGCAGTTCGAAGATTCACGTGAGTTTGCAGAACTGCTAGACAGCAAGCGATTTGATGTGAGAGATTATTTAAAATGAGACTTATACTCCTCGGACTAGCTCCAGTGTTTGCCGTTCTAAGTATTTTCTTTACATTTTCGATGGTGGAACTCAGCCTAGAACTAGTTCAATCCCTTCAAAGTCTATCTAGCACCCTAAAAGTGATTGATTGACACTAGCCTAAATTTATGCTAATATAGCTACAGGTATTAAAATATGATTCAAGACTATAAATCTCTACTAGAAACTGTTAAGCATCACGCTAAGCTGTACTATGACAAGTCAGCTCCAACGATATCAGATCAAGAGTATGATGCTCTTTATGATAGATTGCTTAAGTTAGAACAACGTCAAGGTTGGGCTGATTCGTCTTCACCTACAGTTCGTGTAGGTGCAGCTCCAGGTAAGATTGCACATCCTTATCGTTTATACTCTCTACGTAAAGTTTATGATGAATCTGAAGTTGATCCTTCATTTACTGTAAAGACAATTAAGATTGATGGTGCAAATCTATCAGTCACCTATGATGAATCAGGTAATTTTCTCCATGCTCTCACTCGTGGTGATGGAGAACGTGGAGAAGATGTATCTCATCTAGTGAACCATATCTCAGGCATTTTTCAATGCCTGCGGCCCACAGGGTCTGTGTTCACTCTTGTAGGTGAAGTTGTTACTGATCGTGATGATATTCAAAACTTTCGTAACTATGTGAGTGGATCTCTAGGTGTAAAAGATGCAGCAGACATTTCAGATCGTAAACTACGTTTTATTGTACATGATGTTTTAGGTGTCCAGGAAGACTACCTCACGCGCGTAGGCGCGTTGGATGATCAAGGTGTATGTAGCGTTCTTAATTGGGATTGTTCTGCCTACCCTTCAGATGGGTTAGTCTTCCGTGTAAACTCTTTTAAAGAGCAGAGCCGTCTAGGCACTACTTCTAAGTATCCTAGGTATGCAGTCGCACTGAAAGTGCGTGCGGCCATGACGGCTGTTACTACGATTCAAGATATTGTTTGGAGCTTAGGGCGTACTGGAGTTGTAACTCCTGTTGCTATTGTTGATCCAGTTGTGATCGATGATGCAACAATCTCTCGCGTTATTCTGCATAACATCGAGTTTATTGAAGAGCATAATCTTGGTCTAGGCGATGAAATTCTTATTGAGCGCCAGATTACTCCTCAGTTCGTCAGCGTTCTATCTCACTCTAGGTTCACTCGTTTTAGTGTGAGCGACGCCGAGCAACGACTCGGCATGAAACTACGTCGTGAAGGTCCAAAGCTTTTTGCTTCTCAATCAGACGGTCAGAAGACTGTAGAGTATTTTGTTAAGCAACTAGGCATCAAAGGCTTGGGCCCTGCTTGGATTCAAAAGCTTGGTTTGACCCATCCGTCTGACCTATTTGATGAAAGCATTGATTGGCAAGATATGGGTAAGAATGGCGAAAAAGTTCTTCAAGAGCTTGCACGCCCTAAGCCTTATGATCTTGTACTTGGCTCGCTAGGTATTCCAGGAGTAGGTAAATCTACTGCACGTACTATCATTGAACGCATTCCTTCATTCGATCGTCTACGTGATATTCAGTATGAGTCTATTCGTGGTATTGGCCCTCGAACTGTAGAAAGCATTCTAGCTTGGCTAGATGTGAACGAAGATTGGGTTCGTGCACTTCCCTATGATCTTTCTATGCAAACAGCATCTGATAAAGCTATTCCTAACGATGAGCGTATTGTTGTTGTAGTTTCTGGCAAGATTGACATGACTAAGCAAGACTTGGCAGATCATCTTGCAGAGTATGGTGTGATTGTAAAAGATAGTGTAACTAAAGACATTGACTATCTAATTTCAGCAGGAGAAGAAACTTCTAAGGTAGACAAAGCAAAAAAATATGGTATTCCGATTATTAACTATTGGGATAACAAACGCTCTATTCTGAAGGGAGAATTTCATGGCGGAAGTAATTAACTTTACTCAAAAAGTGAAAGAACTTAAAGAGACTAAACTACACGAAGAAGCTGATGATGATGCAGATATCGCTAATGCAAAAGTCATAGCTAAAGAAACCTTCTTCGAGACAATGCTACTTCTAGAAGATTTAGGATATGATGTTAATGAAGATCCTAAAATGCTTAAAGATCTAGAGGCTCTTAGCTTTTTAGCAGCGGCTATCATCTTTAGGGCTCATGGAAATGATCATCCAGGTACAGAACTCCTAGAGGAATCATATAGAGTGCTCTTAAAAGTAACAAACTTACTAGATGAGCTAGAGCCGAGTAATATTAATGCCAAAACTGACAATCCGCTTTGAGAATACTGATTTTCAAAATCGCACTGAGGCTGACGAGTTCTCTCGCAGCCTTGGGGCATCCTCTAGTAAATTTCGAAAAAATCAAGCTTTAAGACAATCTTCGCTTGACTTGACATTTGAAAACCACTATGATGGTAATACAATTTTAGAGCATTATGAAAATGCTGGTGGTTATTTAGAATTTGAAGATGGAACTATTAGCAGACATTACATAAGACGAGAAAAACGTTTTGATGATTAGTCTGTTATCAACCTACATTGAGGTTAGTTATGAAAACAAAGTCTGCCTACACACAAGAAGAGACAGCGCAGCTGCTCGAACTGTATAAGAAGTATGGTACTGAGCATATCGAAGAAATTGCTAAAGAACTGAATAAGCCAGTTAAAAGTGTCAGAAGTAAGCTAGTTAAAGAAAAAGTTTATGTAGCAGGCGACACTGGCTATGTCAAAAAAACTGGAAAGAGTAAAAAAGAACTGTTGAGAGATTTAGAAAGTATTATCGACATTGATACTTCAGGTCTTACAGGCGCTACTAAAGAGTCTATTAGCAGTCTTATAGACTTCCTAAAAAGGATGAAATCAAATGAATGATGAACTAAGAGAATCTATTTTTAACCTAATTAAAGGCTTAGATACACTAGCTGAGGTTAAAAAAGTGCTTAAGGTTAATGATGTTAACGGAGCCGCAGCTGAAAGCTTTATTGCAAGATGGAATGGAAGAGAGATTCCTGAGCCTACCTATCCAGGTAAAAAACTAGTAGTAGAGAATAAGGCTATTGAAGAAGCTCCAGTAGTTAAAGAAGTAGAGCCTGAAGTTTTAGTTACCGAAGAGCCAGAAATTTTAGTCACAGAAGTAGTAGATATTCTAGTTACAGAAGTGGCTGAAGCTGTAGCTGAGGAACCAGAAGCAGTTGAAGAGTCTGAGTCTACCCCTAGCTACAAATTTAGAAGATAATTTTTTCTTGCCATCTGCTTAAATATTTGATAATCTTATAACTGAAGTTGGAAATGCCTATTGGGTTTCCAACTTATCTTGCTTAATAAGGAGAAAAAGATGATTAATACATATGCTGCCCATTGGGGCATTGATACTTTGCAAAATGCAAAAAAATACTACGTAAAGACTATGGTGCATGATGAAGCTTTAGCAGCACCTCTTAACTCTTTTATCGACGCGCAAACCGACTTTGCAAAAAGCGTTGTGAAGTCAGTAGATCAATTTACTACAGCTTTTAGTAAATCTACTGCTGACTGGTTGAAACTAAAGGAGTAAGAGGAGAATGTACATGACACATACTAAACCAAACACTATCTTTGATATTAACAAATTCACCCCCTATGCTGTAGGCTTTGATCGAGTTTTTGACCAGATGGCTAACTATCTGCAAAACCAAGCCAAGAGCACTGGATACCCTCCATACAATATTAGCCAGCTAGAAGATAACAAATATCTAATCGAAGTTGCACTAGCTGGTGTCCCTAAAGAAGATATTTCTCTAGTAGAAGAAAATAGTACTCTTACTATTTCTTATACTCCAGAAGAGCAAAAGCAAACTGATGGAATGGGATGGCTCTACAAAGGAATTGCCTCTAGAGCCTTTACTCAGAAGTTTAGCCTAGCAGATAACGTAAAAGTTAAATCTGCAAAAATGGTTAACGGTATGTTGACTATTGAACTACAACGCATTATTCCAGATGCTAAGAAGCCTAAGCAGATTCTTATCACTGAATAAGTAAACTTTTTGAAGGGCTCGCTACTAGAGCCCTTCACTTTTCTCTAGCCTAGTGCTACTTTTTTTGTTATAGTATTAAAATGATTCAAAAGTCTTGGAACGATAAAAAAATAAATAAATTCTGCAGAGAGAATAAGTACACTCAAGTATTTAACTCTGCCTATAAGGAGTTGTCTGTTCCGGTATACGTAGTTACGAATTATAAAGATCGTAATAATTCTGAACTACAACGAGTTGTAGAATGGTGCAAAGAGCACTGTCTTTATAGATTTGAAATTTGTCAGTGGCATTTAGGATACGAAAATAATATTTTCCTTAAATTTTTCTCTAGACAAGACTATACAAACTATGATAGATTCTATGACAGAACGTTCTTACCGAGAATAGACGTTGAAGTAAGAGCAAAATGAAGTATTTAATTCTCATTACTGCGCTAATAGCAGCGCCTGCAAAGGCAGAAGAAAGCCAAATACGAGGAACGGTAATTGATCACTATACTTATGTGACAGAGAATATCCCTCGAACTCGCAAAGAGTGTTCAGAGGTTGAGATTCCTGTGTATGGTGATAGAACTCGTAACGGCAATGCTGCAGAGGGGGCTTTGTTAGGCATGGTTCTTGGCGGTGTTATCGGTAAAGGTATTACTGGTAAGGACGACGGAGCTGCTGTTGGCGCAGTAATGGGTGGAATTATTGGCGCTGACCAAGGTGCCAAGCCTAAAACTGATAGAGTGATTACTGGGTACACAAGAGAGACTCAGTGTTCAGATGTCACTTATAGTGAACAAGTAAAAAAACGTGTGTATGACTATTCTACAATTAAATTTACTGTAGAAGGTCAACAGTATATTATTGATTTCGTTAAATAACGTTTCCTGATAGCTCAGTTGGTAGAGCAGCTGACTGTTAATCAGCGGGTCCCAGGTTCGAGCCCTGGTCAGGGAGCCAAAATACACGGTACTGTCTTTGTAATCCGAAGACGGCTAAGTCGCCCTAGGGTCGAGTGGGTAGAGCCATTAACTATTATAGAGGCATAAATGCTAATCTGGCTAGCAAGTAATTTAATTTGGTTATCTGCTACAGGAGCATTGATTGCTATAGTTGTTCTTTTATTGCTACTATATGATGCGTATAAAGAATTAAAACACTAATTTTTGCGGGGTAGAGAAGCGGCATCTCGTTTGGCTCATAACCAAAAGATCGTGGGTTCGAGTCCCACCCATCGCAACCAAATTAAGAGTGCTAAAGATGCTTACTACTAGACTAGTATACGCTTTAACAGGACTATTAGTTCTGCTCAAGCTTACTGAAGAAATTTCTTGGTCTTGGTGGGCGGTCTTTAGCGCTCTATTAATTTATGAAGGTTTAGGTTTTATATACGGATTTATGTCCGCATTTAAACGTAGATAAATCTAATCTTTACTGACTCCGTAGCTCAGCTGGATAGAGCAAGTGCCTTCTAAGCACTGGGTCGAGGGTTCGAGTCCTTCCGGGGTCGCCAATAATAACGCGGGTGTAACTCAGAGGTAGAGTGTCAGCCTTCCAAGCTGTTCGTCGTGGGTTCGATTCCCATCGCCCGCTCCAATTTTATGACCGAGCGTCCCTGTACTGGTCTAGTCACCTTTATACATCTCGGTCGTCTTATAGTAAAAATTTAGGATAAAACCATGTTAAGCTTGTATAAATTATTCTTTTCTGCCTATATTGGGGATAGGAGTACTCATAGAGTACATCACTCCAAGTACGAGGATTTGTGCCAATAAATGACTCCAGAGCCTGTCAACTTCTCAGATTACGTTGCTATTGGACTAACTAAAGTCTTTCGTTGGTTTGCGGATACTTTCTTTGCTAAGCGTTACGGTCATAGAGCAGTTGTATTAGAAACTGTAGCAGGAGTACCTGGTATGGTTGCAGGCATGTGGCAGCATCTTCGTAGCTTACGCAAGATGCAACCGGATCAAAGAGGGTGGATTAAAACTCTACTTGAAGAAGCAGAAAATGAACGTATGCATCTTATGATTTTTATTGAGATTGCTAAACCAAATATATTTGAGCGCGCTTTAGTCATGCTTGCTCAGTTTTTATTCTGGCATTTTTACTTTATTCTTTATGTATTTTTCCCACGTACTGCGCATCGTATGATTGGATATTTTGAAAACGAAGCAGTTATAAGTTATACACAATATTTAGAAGAAATCGACGCAGGACGTGTTGAAAACATACCAGCACCTCAAATCGCTATTGATTACTACAATTTATCTTCAGATGCCCGTTTACGTGATGTAGTTATTTGCGTAAGAGCAGATGAACAAGGTCATGCAGATGTTAATCATAATATGGCCAATACCCTTGATAAAACACTTTAATAAAGTGTATATAGCCGCTATAGCTCATTTGGTAGAGCAGTTGATTAGTAATCATCAGGTGGGGAGTTCGAATCTCTCTAGCGGCACCATAATTTAAAGTAATAGATATGACTCTCAATACAATCCTACATAAAAATAATGAATATCTTAGTTTTCAAAGTACTGGAAACGCAGCAAGATTTATTATGCCTTTTGCCAAAGAGATAATTGGTGAAAATAAAGTAGGATTTGATATTGGCTGCATGAAGCCAGAATGGGCATATCCAAACTCTATACTTATAGATTTAGCATTTGACGATCCCTACGATGCTTACAATCTTCCAAAACTAGACTCTCTACCTGACTATATTTTTTCTTCTCATTGCTTAGAGCATTTACCTGATTGGGTAGGCGCCTTAAACTATTGGGCAGATAATCTAAAGTCTGGTGGTGTTCTATTTCTATACTTGCCGCACGAGTCTCAATCTTACTGGAGACCTTGGCATAATAGAAAACACTACCACATGTTTAATCCTATGATGCTTAAACTATACTTTGATGAAAACCCTGAGCGCTGGACTAAAAGCTTTGTGTCTCAAGGGGCAGACTTAAATAATAGTTTCTGTTGTGTAGCGCAAAAAGCTTAAGTAAGAGCTACTTAAGCTACTAGCTTTTTTTCTAAGTGTCTTGCTAGAATACTGTTTTTATGCTATCTTTATTAAAAGATGGAACAGAAAGGTAACTAACATGTATGCAGTCAAAAAGCTATCTAATAAGTCTTTTGCAGTTACTAACCTAGAAGATGAGCCTAAAACCTATAATGTTACTAAGAGTACTAAAGGCTTTTATTCTTGTGACTGCATGGGTTATGCTCGTCAAAAAGATAAGACACAACACAAGCATTGTTTGATGGTAAAAGCTCTTGAAGAGCTAGAAGACTTCGATAGTATGGTACTAGACGAAGACTGGAAGGTAGTAAGCGCCTATTCTATGAAAGAAGCGCTAGACCAACTAGAGTCATTTATGGATGAAGTAATCAAGGGGTAACTCATGCTGATTAATATTGCTAATCTTGATACAGAGTACGAAGATAAACAATTTATTGTATCTTATCCAGATGCTTGGACAATGGACCGAAGCATGTGTATCATTATTAGTAAGCTGCTTTATGAGCTTGCTAACTATGTCTCTGACTATCCTGGTGATTATAACTCTCTAGAAGATTGGGTGCATGATATTCATACTCATGCACACTCTCTAAGTGAATATGCTAATATTGTCTCTTGTAGAGACGAGATTGAAGAAGCACATATTCTTCAAGACGCAAAGAATGCTTTTAAATTTGTTTCTGGATATCTAGAAGAACTATGGGCGAATAATGAATCTGATTTTTGATGTAGATGGGACTCTAACTCCAGCTAGAGAACAGATTGATAAATACTTCAAAATGGAACTAGAACTTCTAGCTAAGTCAGAGAATATCTACCTAGCTACAGGAAGTGACTACGCTAAAACAGTTGAGCAGCTTGGACAAGATTTTCTTGAGAATCATGTAGCCTACAGTTTTAATTGTTCTGGTAACTCTATTTGGAGACAAGGTAAAGAAGTATACAGAAATGACTGGACTCTTTACCCAGAGATTGAAGCGTGGTTAAATAAAAAACTGCAAGAAAGCAAGTTTCCTATTAGAACAGGTAATCATATTGAGGCTAGACCTGGCATGGTAAATTTTACTATTCTAGGTAGAAATGCAACTATTGCTCAACGTGCAGCCTATATGCAATTTGACTTCGATAACCACGAAAGAACGGCTCTTGCAGAAGAGTTTAATGAAATCTTTTCAGGTCCTTACGAAGTTACTGCTCAAGTTGCAGGTGCTACTGGTTTTGATATTTATCCTAAAGGAAAAGATAAGAGTCAAATCCTTAACTGGTTTAAAAATATTCCTGTAGTATTTTTTGGGGATGATATGCAGCCAGGCGGAAACGATTATAGCTTAGCTCAAGCAATTAAAAACAGAAAATTAGAAGGAGACGCTGTATATCCAGTAGAAGCCCCTTTTGATACTCGGTTCAAACTATCTTTGCTTTAACTTTTTTATTGCTAAGTCATAATAGTTTTAGTATATTAAATTATACCCTAATACAAAAACAAAAGTTTTATGTATGAGGGGCTGGTCTGGTAAAGCCAGTAAACAAGAAACTTTACCACTGGTCAAGTTAAACTGTCCTTATCCCGAATAAAAATTGTTTAACCGTTATCCGCAGATGTAGTAAGTCCGCTATTTTCGGGAGCGGCATGTGGAACAGGAGCGCACTACGCAAAAATGTAGTGCGCTCTTTTAATTTCAATAATATAAGGTCTTTTAATGAGCGCTGCTTATTCCATTATTCGAAATGCCCATAAAAAGGGTTTAAAGATTCTAGGCGCCGGATGTTATTCAGCCGTATTAGAAACAAAAGACCCTAATACTGTTATTAAAGTAGGTGCTGACATATTCGATCCTTATTTGTACTATGCAAAAGAGATTATGTCAAAACAGAATAAGCATTTTCCAAAAATTAAAAAACTCTATATTGACAACGAGCACGGTTATTATATAGTTTATCTAGAGAAGCTTTTTGAAATGCAGAGTGCTCAGTTAGTTAAGTATCAAGAGATTTATGACTGGGCTGTAAAAGAAGAGGCAAAGCCTCAGTGGGTAGATACTACACTTGACGCAGCAGTTAATACTATTGTAGAACTAGCAGACTATCGCAGTTACGCAGAAATTGTGCAGGCTAAAACTACTGGAGATATTCTTCATGATGCTTGCAGACTAGACCTACACGAGTCTAATGTAATGTGTAGGAATGATGGTACTTTTGTTTTTGCAGATCCTTTGTGCAACTATGAAATGTATGATGTACCAGAAGTCGAAGAATGGTTGGACCACGAGCTAGGAGTTACATTTAATTAGTGCTTGCTCTGTGATCTTTCATTTGTTATAGTTATTTATACATAGCGGGTATGGCGAAATTGGCAGACGCACCAGATTTAGGTTCTGGCGCCGCAAGGCGTGGGGGTTCAAGTCCCTCTACCCGCACCAAAAAAGGCAGTAACTATGTGGACGTTATTTGTTGTAAGTATTGCTTTAGCTAATGGAAATGGGTTAGAGCTTAAATACCGAGAAGTTAAAAGATTTGAGTCTCAGTGGGCGTGTAATAACGCTGCTGATCGATTAGATCGTAAACTTAAAGATAACGAAGCAACTATCTGCTATCGAACAAGTAACCCTAAGAAAGTTACCCCTAACGTAACATATTAATTCGGAGTATAGCGCAGCTTGGTAGCGCGACTGGTTTGGGTCCAGTAGGTCGAGGGTTCGAATCCTTCTACTCCGACCAAAGTTTATCACTGCTCGTGAATAACGAGGAAAGGCAGAGTTGTAACACACTCGGTAGGTCGAACTTAGATGTGCGCATTTGAGAGAAACTCTTAGAGCTTCTAGACAGAAGAGGGTTCAAGTCCCTCCAGTGATAATTGAGTCCCCTATAAAATGGGGTCTATCGCCAGACCAGCGCACCGATAAGGCGTGTAGGCGAGGCTAGTGAGAAGTCTGAAAGCTGTGGAGCCAAACTCACTTTAATAAAAGTCGTGGTCCTCTGAACTAGTCTGTTTAGATTGTTAGAAGACTGGTTTTTTAGTAAACAATCTATGTCTGCACTGCCCGTCGGTGTAGAAAGAAATCAAATGTCTACTGCGGAGCGGTGGATATAGGGCGGGCCAATTAAATAGGTGCACTGCGATAACTCGTTATACCCACTGGAGTGCACACCAGACGAAAAAAGGGCGGACTCAGTGTACCTTTTTAATTGGATTTAGCCTCTATAGCACTACGGTAGTGCAGCCAGCTCTAAACTGGAAGAAAGCCTGTTCGATTCAGGTTAGAGGCACCAACTCTAGATGGAGGATCTTAAATGAAAGAGTTTAACTCGTAGATATTAAAGCCACCTTAACCTTGACTATTGCTTAATTATACTTTATATTAACATAATCAAGGAGAAAATAATGTCTGTAGAACTTAAAATTAAATCTAAACACCTTTCCGAAGAAGCTCGTATTATTCGCTTTGAAGAAAAGAAAGTATTCAAGCAGTATGAATGGGCAAAGCGTCAGCACTATGCAACTGGTAGTAATGATGAGTATTCTTATTACTCTGATCCTGCGTATAAGACTTGGGAATCTCTAAACCGTCATCGTCGCTGGGATGTGCGTAACGAGAATCGAGCTACCTTCCTTGCTCGTGCATATCTCGCTGGTAAAGATTACAAGACTATTGAACATAAGTGCAATGATCTTGTTGTGTTGCGCTGCTACATCTTTCCACGTCTTTGTGAAATGGTTAACAAGTATGGTCCACCGGCTCAGAAACTAAGCAAGAAGTGGAACAGGGAACGTAATCGTTATGAGTATGATCCAGAGCTTTGGAAAGAATTTGAAAAAAAGATTGCTTCCTGGCTTGGAATTGTGATAAAATAACTTATGAAGAAAGGTTCTGACTGACGGGTCAGGATCGTGGTGCAAGGAAATGCTACCCAGTCTAGAGGTAGTAACTTGACTCGTAGCTGTAGTGGCCGCTTATGACTGTCGAGAGGCAGAGATAAGAAAGTTGGGATAACGACCCAAAACGAGGTTCAGACGTAGGATATTGGTATCTAGCCCGTCTGTTGGAGGTAAACCCAAACCCTCCCCACACATTATATTTCGATGGTGCGTTGTTTATGGCCTATGGCACGGGGCAGTTGATTTAACTGTTGGCAACGCATCTTCAAAATATAAATTTTTTGTTGCTATGTAACTATTTTTATAGTATATTCTTTAAATATTGGGCGGTTTAGCGTCCATAAGGATAAGTGTAGTGATACACCCAAAGGCAGGATTCCTACAAACTGCCGCCAGCAATGGTTCATCTAAACAAGCCTAGACTAAGGTTGACTCGCGCAAGCGAAAGCAACCCCCGTCCGTAGAAAGGCGGTAGGCAGTAAGTTGGTGTTGTAGTCCGAAAGGATAGACTCAGAGCCGGTCGGTGAGAGTTAAAAGGCTGTGGTGGCCAAGCTGCGACATACCAAACCAACGAATGCTGAAAGTTAATAGGTAGCTACAGAGTCTGAGCCTGCAAGCAAAGGCATGGTAGCATCACCAAAGCAGAAGGGTTAGGCCCCAGACGCTTGAAGTGACGTTGAGTATCCCGCAAGGAGAAAGACAGGAGGTGTGTTGTATTCTGTATCTAACAAGATATGGAGCAACTGGGGCAGCACATCTTAGTAGGTTACATCGCAAGTCTATCATAAGACAATAGTTTTGGGTACTATAAGCATCTATATACAAAAAGCGAAAGACTGTCCCGGTACGTTGTGAAAGGTGGTTAATGCCACACTCGCAAGAGAATGTGGTCTACGGATGCCCGCAAGGCTGATGTAGTTGTTCGGAAAGATAGCGTAAGAGTTTAGCGACTCTGAACTGCTCGCAAGGCAGACGAAGGATAGAAGGACGAATAACAACGTGCGACGAGAGAACCGCCACTCTCTAAAAAAGGCACCACTGAGAGATACAGAATGACCGTAACAGGCTTCTGTGGATAATGGTAGAACCATCCTCGCAAGGGATCGGGTAATGACCAAAGGCTCTCATCCCAAGCTGTAGTCTCAGGCTGGGCAAAAAACTACTTTTGTAGATACATTGTTTATAGGGCTTGGCCCGCGAGTTCGCCTGTGTGGACGGCAGTGTATCTTCCAAAATAGTTTAACCTGGTCCTGTTGGACGGACCCCTGTTGAGGAACGGTGTAAGTCGATTCGCACTCGATACTGCACTAGACCAAGAGATATCAGGGCAACAGGACAAAGGTTGCTAACCTAAAGAGCCGCGAACTTGGAAGGTTAGATTAGATTGCGGGATTAGCTCAGTGGTAGAGCGCTTCGTTTACACCGAAGATGTCGGGAGTTCGACCCTCTCATCCCGCACCAAATCATGCGGGTGTAGCTCAGTTGGTAGAGCATCGGTCTCCAAAACCGAGTGTCTGGGGTTCGAGTCCCTACTCCCGTGCCAATACAGGCGCAGACACGTTGATCGTGGTAAAACAGTGAAGAATATTGTCGCTCTTCACATTGGATGAGTGTCCGAGTGGTTTAAGGAACTGGTCTAGAAAACCAGCGTGCATGAAAGTGTACCGTGAGTTCGAATCTCACTTCATCCGCCAATAAGTAGTGAAGTCCCACTGTCCTGAGGCTATAGACCTTATGCCTTTGACGGACATGCACTCACTACTCTGCGGAAGGAATAGGTCCCCTTCCGTTAGTTTTGAAGCCGAAAAGGGTAGCTCCCCTGTTAGTGCCACTACATTAACTAGGCTTTTTTTCCTTAGTGGAGGCATTTAATGAAAATTAAAGAAGAAATAGGATTAGATTCTGAGGGCAGAAACAGGCTATTTAACTTTTACTCATGTGACTGTTGTGGGGTAGAATATAAAAAACAAGCTAGGTTATCTGTTGGGTCTAAGTATGAACACTATTGTAGTGTTTCTTGTGGTAATAAAGATAATATAAATAACACACATATAGAATTTTGTTGTGCTAATTGCGGTATAGTTTTCTTCAGAACTAAATCTAAACTAAAAAACTCCAAGCATAATATATATTTTTGTAGTAGAGCGTGCAAGGATAAAGGGCAATCTTATATAACTGAAATACAACCTGCGCACTATAACACAGGAACAGGAAAATCTTCTTACCGGTCCAAGGCTCTAAACAACTTACCAAACGTCTGTGCAGTATGCGAATATGATAATGTAGACGCATTAGAAGTACACCACATTGATAAAGACAGACAAAATAATAGTCTATCTAACTTATTAGTATTATGTGCAAACTGTCACACACTTATACATAAAAATAAAATTAAAATATAGGGGTATGGGTCTGCTTGTAGTGGACACCTCGCTTGCACCGAGGACAACAGGTGGGTTAGATGCCCACATACTCCACCAGGTTTGATCTAGATACTGTATAGGAACCACAGAAGTCCTATGTTAGCAGTCGCAATACTAGACGACATTCGAGCCAAGGCGTGAGGCTCAGCTATAAATTGCGGAGGTAGCTCAGGGGTAGAGCTTCTGCTTGCCAAGCAGACGGTCGTGGGTTCGAATCCCATTCTCCGCTCCAGATTAGTGTGCGTAAAATAATCGCATAACGTGGTAGTACACACTTTTCATAAAAGGAGTTAAGCATGAGTCGACTATTGTCTTACATAGAGAGTAATGATTTTTCTCGACCTACGCTGCTCCTAGATGTAGATAAAGTAGAGTCTAACTATTTACAGCTCAAGGCAGGTATGCCTAGAGCTTATATTCATTATGCAGTAAAAGCAAATCCCCATCCTGATATTCTTGCAAGACTTGTTAGCTTGGGATGCCGTTTTGACGCTGCTAGCATTGGTGAAATTGATCTTTGTCTTGAGGCAGGAGCACATCCTGCTCATATTAGCTTTGGTAACACTGTTAAGCGAGTTCAAGATATTGAAGAAGCATACTCCAAAGGTATTAGACTTTTTGCAGCAGATGCTTCAGAAGAACTGATCAAGGTTGCACATTATGCACCCGACAGTGATGTCTTTATACGCGTATTAATGCGTAGCACAGAAGCTGAATGGCCTCTGAGTCGTAAGTTTGGTTGTAGCAGTAGTATGGTTCTACCTCTACTGCATGAAGCACGAGAACTTGGACTTAACCCTGTCGGACTCAGCTTTCACGTTGGTTCACAAACTCGCCACCCACACATGTGGTATGATAGCTTAGATAGTGTTGCTGCTATTTGGCATAACGCTATAGAAGAAGGATTTGACCTTACTCTACTTAATATTGGTGGTGGTTTTCCAGCTTACTATGGTGTAGATATTACAGCCCCTGAAGAATACGGTGCTTCTATTATGCAAGCTGTCGAAGAGCGTTTCGGGGAAGTAGACTATATTATGGCAGAGCCAGGTCGTGGCCTTGTAGGCAGTGCCGGGGCTATTGCTGCCGAAGCACTACTAGTAAGTCGGAAGCATGAAGAAGATCCTGTGCGCTGGGTATATCTCAACATTGGGCGATTCCACGGACTTGCAGAAACTGAATCAGAAGCTATTAAGTATCAGTTTGTTACTCCCGATTGTGACAGCATACAAACAGGCCCCTGCATTGTAGCAGGTCCTACTTGTGATAGTGCTGATGTGTTATACGAAAATCACAAAGTCGAGTTTCCTTTAGACTTGACATGTGGCGACAGAGTTATTATATTAAACTGTGGAGCTTATACAAGCACTTATAGCACAGTAGCATTTAATGGCTTTCCGCCACTAAGAGTTGAAACAATCTAGGCCTGTTGGTAAAGTGGTTAATACGTCTGCCTGTCACGCAGAAGAACGCGGGTTCGATCCCCGCACAGGTCGCCATTATGTTGGGAAGTAGTTCAGTGGTAGAATAACTGACTTTGAATCAGCTGGTCGGAGGTTCGAGCCCTCCCTTCCCAACCATTTAATTTAGCCCTAATAGCTCAGTTGGTAGAGCAACTGATTTGTAATCAGTAGGTCCGCGGTTCGAGTCCGTGTTGGGGCACCATATCTAAGACAGTGGTAGAGCACTAGTAAAAATTTCAATTTTTAACTTGCTTTATTGCTCTATATAAGTTATATTCAATATATAAGGAACAAAACACTATGACACACACAGTATGCTTTTCAAAGCGTTATGAGATTATATTCCACACTCCTCGGGAGCGTTGGTAACGTATAGCTGTGTTTGCTTGTTTACGTGTTCCAACCTCCTACAGTGTTAGGAGGTTTTTTTATTGCTTATGAGGTGTAAAATGAAACGCAAGGAACTGCCGAAGGCACGTAATCCATACGTCCTTCATCTTTCCAAACGCCCATCTGGCGCACACGGAAAGACTAAGAAAGTGGAACGTCGTAATGACAAGATGGCGTTGCGTAAAGAATGGGCCGTTAGCTGAGTTGGTTTTAGCACGTGACTTTTAATCATGGGACATAGGTTCGAATCCTATACGGCTCACCATTGTTTTGATGATACACTACTCTAATAGTTGGGATCGCCTTGTAGAAGGCCATGCTTGATGAGACGTTGCAACTAGTGTATCTTCAAAACAATGAATATTGTGGCGTAGCTCAGTGGTAGAGCAATCCCCTGATAAGGGATAGGTCAAGAGTTCAAATCTCTTCGCTACAACCAAAATAACGGGAGTGACGCCTCAAGGTGAGGCAGCGGACTGTAAATCCGTCGCTGAAAAGCACGTTGGGTTCGATTCCCTTCACTCCCACCACGATAAGGTGTGGTGCTCGATTGGTAAGGGGCGGGATTGCAAATCCCAGGCACGAAAGTAGTGAGTTCGATTCTCACCCACACCTCCATGATTGGTGACACCGCACGGTGCGGACTTGGGTCTCATAAGCCCGAAGAGATGGTTCGAGTCCATCTGGCACCACCAAAACTTATTGTAAGGAGAACTCAATGGCTTGTAACTGGTCTAAGATGAATGGTTATTGGTACTGTTCTCATTGTGGAAAACAAGTAAAAGATAGTTCTAAGAAAGATTGTCCATTTAAGGCCCCATAGATTACTGGCTAGATCACCGCCCTTTCAAGGCGGAGGAACGGGATCGATACCCGTTGGGGCTACCAATATAATGCTTCCGTAGCTCAACTGAATAGAGTAACACGCTACGAACGTGTAGGTTAGGGGTTTGAATCCTCTCGGGAGCTCCAATACTATGCTGGATAAGGTGTACCGGTTGCATTCCTCACTGTGACTGAGGCGGACGTGGTTCGATTCCACTATCCAGTACCAAACTAAAATAAGTAACTTAGCCTAGGTAGCTCAGTTGGTAGAGCAGCGGACTGAAAATCCGCGTGTCGGCGGTTCAATCCCGTCCCTAGGCACCATGGAAGTGGGTGTCGGTACACAGGGAGGTCTTATAAACCTTCTAGCGCCAGATCAGCGTTCTCGACTAGGTTCAACTCCTAGCACTTCTACCAATTTGGACAGGTGGGCGAGTGGTTTATGCCTGCAGTCTTGAAAACTGCCGAACGGCAACGTTCCGTGGGTTCGAATCCCACCCTGTCCGCCAATTAAACCTTGCACTATGCTCTTTTTTAAGTTATTATAATTTATAAGATGAAAAAGTGGAATAGATATGACAAATCTTTTTAAGTCGTTTAGTAATGCTAAATACGCTAGTATTCTTATGAGTGATCCTACTATTAGAAATACTCGTTTAGCTGCTCGTATGCTTAGAGCTATTGGTATTAACATTTAGTTATAAAGGTGTTGTGGATGAGTGGTCGATATCACCTCCCTGCTAAGGAGGCAGACCCGAAAGGGTCTCCAGGGTTCGAATCCCTGCGGCACCGCCATAATTAATTATGTTATACAAATTTCCAGACTCTGACATTGAAGCTAAATTTGAAATGACTGAGCTAGAGCTTAAAATGACTCTTCTACAACGGGGAGAACCTTCAGTTGTTCTAGTTGTAGACAAAGCAGATTTAGCTAAAGCCTTTAAGAAGGTGTACTTCAAGTAACTTTGTTCTTGCTAAATAGCTTAGATTGAAGTATAGTTATTATATTGCCCCCTTGGTGAAAAGGTAGCCACGAGAGACTTAAAATCTCTTGCTTCATGCGTGCTGGTTCGAGTCCGGCAGGGGGTACCAAAATTAGAAAAGGCGTAGCAGTCTTGCCTGATGGAAAGATCAAATAGACTGTAAAATCCTGACCGTTTGAACTCTGCAGAGGCGCAGTCAAGGTGCTAGATTGCTAGGTCTATCTGCCAAAACCTAGTAGGAGCTTGGAGATTGCGCAATCTCCAAGCTCTCCCACATTCAATTTGGGCCTGTAGCTCAATGGTTAGAGCTGAGCGCTCATAACGCTTAGGTTGGGGGTTCGAGTCCCTCTATCCGCACCATTACTTTGATGATACACTGAAGGACTATACATGCCATGAAATTCTCGATGCACTCAAGAGGCTTTCCAGATTCAAAATCACAATCATTTGATGAGCATACCGCTCCAAAGTGGTTGTGTGAAGGTGGTCTTGCAGGATCGACTATGGATAACAGATGGTTCTGGAATGGTTACGTTCTTACTTTGAAGATTGGTCAAAGTGTTGATACGGATTTTCAGACTATAACAAGAATAGAATAATGCTTCTGCCGGCGGATCCGGTGGCGACGCCTACTGGGAAGATGTGTATCGTTTGATTCAAGAAAGCGCAGAAGAAGAAGACGAAGTGTTGGCAGAACTGTTCGAACACTTCAATGTCTGGGACTGGTATGAAGAGGAAGAAGAGAATCTCGAGATTGATCTTGACGGCGGTTTGAGTTCCATCAACGAATAATAATGGTTGACACGGCCCTACTCATGTGCTATTGTATGTGAGTAGGGCAACGCTGCTGAGGAGCACAACATGGCAAAACCCGCTCGTAAGACTGTAGAAGTTGGCACACTGCTGCGCCGCGCGAACTATTTCCTCGCAAGCAAGAACACCACCGCAGAAGAGCGCGAAGTGATGTGCGGCTTCATTGAAGGCGTGCTGTTTGACACTGGCAACTATCGCGGCTTTGCTTACCTGCCCAAAGAAGACTACACGGGCGACACAGACTTCCAAAGCGATGGCACTCGTCGTCGTTACTTCGTCAGCGGCACTATTGATGCTGACTATGAGGCAGCTGACGTTCTGATTGCGAAACACTACTATGGGAGGGGAATCTAAGATGCCCAATTGGTTGATTGTGATGCTGACGGCGATGTTCTTTTTGATCGGCGTAAGTGCTGCGGTGTTTACTTTTAAAGAGTGTGGATGGAAGACGTTATTTTTAGGCAACGGCGGCTTTTCGGCTGCAATGATGGGAATGTGCAAGGAGAACTGAAATGGATATGTATCTGACTGACTACCTTGAGTTTATCAACGATCTACTCGAGCAAGCCGAAGCTGATGGCTATGTAATGGAGACCTGCTGATGTTTTACGTATACTTCGCCCGTGGCTACATGAACGAGGAAATGATCGCTGAATGCCGCACTGCATCGGCTGCTCGTGCTCGTGCTGATTAGGAGTTCATCAACGGCGCTCGTGACATCGCAGTCTACGACGAGATGGGCGTGATGCTGTACCAACCCGAGATGGACGATGAAGGCTTCTTGATCGAAGAGTACTAAGGCCCCGCTAATAAGGGGTTGACATCTCCTAGAACGATGCTATAACTAACACATAGGGCAACACAAGAGGACACTGCGATGAATAACCTTGCTACCGCACTGACTGCAATCCACAAGATGGACCAGGATCAACTGAACGCTGTGGTACGTGCGATCAAAGACCGCCGCACCTATCTTGCTCGCCAGAAGGCTGTGACCTTTGCTGTTGGCGACCGTGTTAGCTTCGCTGCTCGCGGTATGCAGGTGCTGGGCACTGTGACCAAAGTCAACATCAAGACCATCCAAGTCAAGCAGGACAATGCCTACACGGTGTGGAAGGTTCATGCAAGCCTGCTGTCGCCCGTAAGGAAAATGGTTGACACAGTCTAAGGGCTGTGCTATAACTAAGCATAGGCAACGAAGAAGGAACAAGAAGATGGGCGCTGTGGTTGGATGCTTTGTTTTTTTTACGGTGCTGGTGGTGGTAACTGCAATCTATGAGGTGTTTTTCGAATGATTGAAGAACTGATTGCAATCGAGCAGCTGGAGCGGATCCAACGACTGATCCAGAACGGTAACACGGATTTGGCTCTGGCACACATCCAAGCATCGCTGGAAGAGCGCAAGCGGCGTGTGACACGGTTCGAAGAGGAGATGGACAACGTTCCGATCTAAGATTTTGGCCGTGTAGCCCAACGGGTAGAGGCAGCGGACTTAAAATCCGCACAGTATCGGTTCGAATCCGATCACGGCTACCAAACATGGGACCTTAGCTCAATTGGTTAGAGCCCCCCGCTCATAACGGGTCGGTTGGGGGTTCGAGTCCCTCCGGGCCTACCATAAACAAATAGAAAGAAGTATTACAAATGAAATTTAAACCTTTGGGATCACGAGTCCTAGTAAAACGTAAAGAAGCTGAAGAAGTTACTTCAGGTGGCTTGATTATCCCAGAAGTAGCAAAAGAGCGTCCTTCCGAAGGTGTTGTACGCGCTGTAGGAGACGGTGATCGAGACGATCGTGGCACTCTTATTCCAACAGCTGTCTCAGTAGGTGATACTGTACTATTTGGTAAATGGTCTGGCACCGAGATTGAGTTAGACGGAGAGTCTCTGCTTATTATCACTGAGAAGGATATTTTAGGCATAGTCTCGTAGACGACGCGTAGGTATATCAGAGGGGGTTAACCTGCTGCTTGTTGTCCGAGATGAGGCTCTCCTAGGAAACTAGGAGAGCCTTTTACCATATTTACCTCCATTTAAAATAAATTTTAATTTAACAAAAGGTTATAGTTCTGATACTATAAAAATAAGATGTTTACAAAAAGCCAAATCGAAGAAATAGTAAATCTACTGATTACCCTAGATTCTAATACTAAGATTTATCTGGGGTGTGATAGTGTACGTACTTTTAGAAACGGTAGATTCTATGGTAGATACGCGACTGTTTGTATCGTTCATAAAAATGGTAATAAAGGTTGTAAGATATTTAGCCATACTTCTATGGAACCTGACTACGATCTTAAACAAGGCAGACCTAAAATGCGTATGATGAATGAGGTACAAAAAGTATGTCAGCTATATACACAGTTAGCACCATTTATTGATGAATTTGATATTGAAATTCACCTTGACATTAACACTGATCCTAAGCATGGGTCTAATTGTGCTGCAAACGAAGCTGCAGGGTATGTTCTAGGTATGACTGGTATAACTCCAAAACTTAAACCTGAAAGCTGGGCTGCTAGCTTCGGAGCGGATGGAGTAGCACACGGGAGAGTCGGAGTTGAGTGATCCAAAAGACAGCTACAGGCTAAAGAATTTACGAGTATTTACAGAGCGAATTGTCTCTATGATGCGAGATTATGATATTAGCCTGAAACAAGCTGTCTTATGGGATATGGAAGGATTTGGAAACTATGACCCTACAATATCTGCTCATATTCAACATTATCTGTTAGTAAATGGTATTCGTAACGCAAACGATAGACTTTTTTATATCAAAGTTCTACGCGGATTCACACCTGATATTAAATTAAAAGAGTTAGAAAATAACAATGACACCCCAGGAGATAAGTGATTACAAGTTAAAGTGGTTACCCGGTTATTCAGTACGCCTACATTCTGATTTAGACTGGACAGGTAAAGATTGGTGTAGGAAAAACTTAGAACGACATCAGTGGAGTTTTAAGCCTTGGACAGCAGTATATGAGCATACTTTTTATTTTGAGGATCAGAAAGCTGCTCAAAATTTTGAACTAGAATTTGGAACCTTTGCAAACCAAAAGAGGGTATAATGTCTAAACAATATGTTGTAGTAACCACAGTGCAAACTTTTCGCCATCGTTATGTAATTCCGGTAGACAAGCTTCAAGCACGTAACCCAAATAATACTGTAGATCCTGCATGGGCTCTAGACTGTGTTACTTGTGAAGAAGTAAAAGAGTTTTCTCAGCTTCATCTGGGAGAGCAGATTCTTGATTCTAAAGTAGCCTCAGAAGAAGAAGTTCTCGAGTTGTTTGACTCTGATAATGGCTATCTGAAAGGTTGGGATCTTGACTATAAACTTGAGTGGATCAATGATTGCTGGGAAGGCTCACAAGAATCTTATCATTCCTATCTTTCTCGTAGATTTAGTGAGACTAAAGAGTCTAACTCTGTTTTGTAGTGTAGTAAATATATCACACTTATCAGATAAAATGTAAAATACACTTGACGAGTGCTATTCTATAATTATATACTATAAAGGTAATCAGATGAAACAACTTAAAGCTGGTGATTGGGTTAAGCTTTACCCTAAATCACCCTCAGCTAACTCTCGTATTGAAGCAAACGGAAATCACTGGGTCGTACAAGAACTATTTCCTACTCAAATGCGTGTGCGCTCCTCGGAGCGCACATTTGGTTCTAAGAACGCTAAAAGATACGATGGTATGATTATTTGGCTAGAGCACGACCCTAACTATGACTGGTCATTATGAAACGTAACAACCCTATATCCATAGAATACTATTTAGATGTTAGAATCACGCAGTTACGAGAAGATATGGCTAAAGCCAGTGATCCTTATGACGTAATGTGGTATAATAGACTAGTTCAAGAAATTTTATGGATCAAACGAGTAATTGAAGGCTCAGAAAAATGAAAAGTGGTATAAAGGTTCCTAACGTAATTTTTTGGACTAGGGTTAGGGACGAAAGCGTAGAAGGACCTAATCCTTATCGTTGGCAGCCTGCTCTTACTTCTGACTTTTTTGATAATAAGCGAGTGTTAGTATTTTCTCTTCCAGGAGCATTTACTCCTACTTGCTCTACGTATCAAGTGCCAGGTTTTGAAGATAGCTATGAAAAGATAAAAAGCCTAGGTATTGACGAGGTTTACTGTATATCAGTAAATGATTCTTTTGTTATGAATAAGTGGGCAAAAGATCAAAACATTCATAATATTAAAATGATTCCCGATGGCAACGGCGAGTTCACTCGTCAGATGGGAATGCTTGTACAAAAACTTAATTTAGGTTTTGGATTACGTTCATGGCGTTACGCTATGATTGTAAATAACGGGACGGTCGAACAATGGTTTGAAGAACCTGGTCGTCGCGATAATGCAGATGAAGACCCTTATGGGGTTACATCTCCAGAAAATGTGTTAGCCTACTTAGAAATGTGTGATTTCGTAGCTAACGCTTGAAAAGGAAGAATTGTAAATGAAAAAAGTACTATTAAGCACTGTTGCAGTCTTGGCACTAGCCTCTACCGCACATGCGGGTGTAATTGCTGGTGAAGCAACTGTAGATATCGCTGAGAACTCTGCAGGAAACTATGCTGGTTCTTTAGGCGTAGACCTAGATGTTTCTAGTTCTGTAGGTAGCGTAGAGCTAGGTTTTACTGCTGCTCCAGGTGGTGATCTTAACCTAGATACTTGGACTGTTGGAACCTCTATTGGTAGCATTGGGCTATCTTTTGGTAATGACAACAGTGTGTTTGTAGAAGCTGAAGGAGAGCAAACTATTGCAGCACCTGCAATGACAGAAGCTCTTAAATTAACTGCAGGAGACGCTGCCGTAGCGTTCGGCTTCTCTGATTGGGACTCAGATATTACTGATATCAGCAATATTCAAGGTTCCTATGTTCTAGGCACTTCTCTAGGCAATATTAAAGGTGCCGTTGACTACAACTTTGACTCTAAAAATGTAGTTCTAGGCGCAGAGCTCAGTGAAGTTTCTGTTGGCAGCGCACTACTTGGCGCTACTGTAACCTACGATGTAGATGCAAAGCTAGTAGCCTATGAAGGTGTTGCTGAAATCTCTGCCATTACTGCATATGTTAACGGCGATCAAGATGATATGCTACAGAACGTAGGCGGCGAATATGTATACGCTTTAGGAAGAGCAGGACTTACAGCAGGAGCTGTCTATAATTTTGATTCAGAAGAAATCTCTCCAACAGTTGGACTAGCATTTAACTTCTAATTAACACTACTAGTGCCAGGGTTTTCCTGGCACTACTTTTTCTGAAAGGGACTACAATGAGTTCAGTAGATTTGAACCGCTATAAACATTTTGTCAATGCCGTAACTAGTAAAGAAAGCAATGAGCTAGAGAATCTAAAAGCCAGACTAGATGATCTAAATCAAACTGTAAACATTTCTTTGTTGTTGACTGGCTCTATTGGTATTGCAAGTGAAGGAGGAGAGTTTAGTGAGATTGTTAAAAAGTGTGTATTTCAGGGCAAGCCTCTGGATGACGCCACAGTATTTCATATTAAGCGAGAACTTGGCGATATTATGTGGTATTGGATTAATAGTTGCAGGGCGTTAGGATTAGACCCTAATGATGTAATTGCTGAGAATGTAAAGAAGCTAGAGGCTAGATACCCTTCAGGTTCTTTTGACGTTTTCTACAGTGAGAATAGAAAAGAAGGCGACCTCTAATAATGGCTAACCTCATAATTGCTGGATACGGTTTTGTAGGATCTGCAGTAGGAGAGGCCCTAAAGCCTGTTCACGATATTATTGTAGTTGATCCAAAGATAAATAATGCAAAAGTATATGACTATGATAATGTAGACGGAGTTATCTTATGCCTACCTACTCCTCAAAACGTAGACGGCAGTTGTGATATTTCTTATCTAGAAGATGTACTACAAGAGTGCTACCCTGAGATTCCAATTCTCATTAAGTCTACAATGAGTATTGAAGGGTATAGATACCTACAAAACGAATTTAAAACGCTACGCATAAGCTATTCTCCAGAGTTCTTAACTGCTGCTAATGCCGCAGAAGACTTTAAGAATCAAAGCTACTATTACATTGCAGGACCAGATGTAGAGTTTTGGGGAAGAGTATTTAAAGCAGCGCTGCCTAACGCAGTACAAAAAACAACCTCTAGCGTAGAAGAGCTTATTTTAGTAAAATACTTTAGAAACTCTTTTCTATCTGTCAAAGTAGCCTACGCTAATCAGATGTATGACTTCTGTGAGGCATTTAATATTCCTTACGAGAACGTAATGCAGAAATTTGGAGAAGATCCTAGAATCGGATTTAGCCATACTCAAGTTCCAGGACCTGATGGCTCAAGAGGGTTTGGAGGGGCTTGCTTCCCAAAAGATACTGCAGCTATACTATATACAGCAGACTTATATAATCAACCACTCAGTATTATTGAAGCAGCTGTAAACTATAACAATCTATTAAGGAATTAAAATGTCAGGCTTTCAAGTTACAGTTAATGGTCATAGTATTTATGGTTATTCTAGGTACTTAAATTTCTATCGAGATATTGTATCCAACTCAAAAGACGGAGAGTTATTTGTAGAGGTTGGTAGTTTTCTAGGACAGTCTACTGCTGCTATGGGAAAATTTATTAAAGACTCTGCTAAGCGTATCGACTTTCATGCTGTAGATATCTTTGAATTATCTACTTTTAGTGACGAGCCACACTATAAAGTAATTGCGGATCATGGTGGCGACTTTTATGGCATTTTTCAAAGTAACCTTGAAAAAGCTCAAGTTAGAGACTACGTAAATCCTGTAAAAGCTACTTCTGTAGAAGCCGCAGCTTTGTATGAGGATAGATCTATTGATTTCTTAATGATTGATGCTTCTCATGCTTACGCAGATGTTGTAGATGATATTGTCGCGTGGTATCCTAAAGTTAAGCTGGGTGGTATTATTTCAGGTGATGACTACGATTTTGAAGAAGTATTTAAAGCAGTACAAGATACTTGTGGTAGAGCTGTAATGGTATACCCAAATACTACTTGGTGGTTCAGAAAGCAATTTGCAGAGCTAGAAGACCAGAAAAATTTTAATCCAGAAGCGACAGCTTAAAGAGTCTGTCACAAAACTGTTACAAAATTGTGATATTCTATAAACACCATAGCCTGGTCTATGTATTTTATAGGAGAAAGTCATGATTAAAATTCTAACTATTGCAGGAGCTATAACCTTATTAGCTTCTGCATCTTTTGCAAGAGATCAGATTCAAATAACTGGTTCTTCGACAGTTCTGCCGTACGCAACTATTGTAGCAGAGGCTTTTGGAGAGAACTTTGAATTTCCTTCACCAGTTGTAGAAGGTGGAGGTTCTGGGGCAGGGCGTAAAAAACTATGCGAAGGTGTTGGTGAGAACACTGTTGACATTGCAAACAGCTCGTCAAAGATGAAAGACGAAGAATGGGCAGCCTGCGAAGCGGCAATTGGTAAGATCACTGAAGTGCGTATTGGTTATGACGGTATCGTCTTTGCGTCTAACATTGGACAGCTCAATATCAAGGACTTAACAGCAGTTCAACTGTATACTGCCCTACACGCAGACAGCACTGCAAAGCTTTGGAGCGATGTAGATCCTACACTGCCAGCAGTGGAGATACTTGCTTATATTCCAGGCACTAAACACGGAACACGCGAAGTGTTCGATGTAAAGGTTATGGAAGAAGGCTGCAAAGCAGTACTTGGAGTAGAAAAACTTTCTAAGGACGAAGCTAAAGAATGCGTAAAAGTTCGTACTGATGGGGTTGCAGTTGATATTGACGGCGACTATACCGAAACACTTGCACGTCTAGATGCTAACCCAACAGCTCTTGGTGTATTTGGTCTTAGCTTTTATCAAAATAATACCAATAAGCTAGAAGTGGCAACTATTAACGGAGTATTCCCAAGTGTAGAAACTATTTCTGCTGGAGACTACCCAATTAGCCGTCCACTATATTTCTATGTTAAAAATGCGCATCTGGATATTATTCCGGGACTTAAAGAGTATATAGAGTTTTTTATTAGTGATGATATAGCTGGTACAGACGGTCCTCTTGCTCAATACGGTCTAGTTCCAGATCCAGAGCTAGCTATAACTCAAGCACTTGTATCAGGACTTTAGTTTATAATCTAAACTATTTATAGTTGACATTTTTACCTCTCAATGTTACTATTGAGAGGTAAATTGTATTCAGGGAGTAAATATGCGAGTAGGATTTACCGCTTCTACTTTTGATTTACTACATGCAGGCCATGTAGCTATGTTGAGAGAAGCAAAAGAACAATGTGACTATTTAATTTGTGCTCTGCAAGTTGATCCTAGTGTAGATAGAGCAGAAAAGAATAAACCTATCCAGACTCTAGTTGAGAGATATATTCAGCTATCTGGGGTTAAATACGTAGACGAAATTGTATGTTATCAAACTGAAGAAGATCTAAAAGATATTTTAGAACTTTATGATATTCATGTTAAGATAATGGGAGAAGAGTACCGAAATAAAGACTTTACAGGTAAAGACATATGTAAACGTCGCGGTATTCAACTTTATTTTAACAAGAGAGATCATAGATTTTCAACTAGTGACTTGCGTCGTAGAGTCGCAGAAAGAGAGTCTACGACGGAGACTAAGAATGAGTAAAGTACAACCTACTTCTAATGGATATAGCCTGTATAGCTTAAATGTTCAGCCTACTTATCCAGTAGATATTATAAGAATGGCGTACAGGCAGCCTAATGTAGAACTGCCTAATAAGAACAGGATTGAAGAGTTAGAAGACAGAGTTAAAGAGCTAGAGACCCTGATTTTAGATCTTCAAGGCAGGTTAACGCTGACAGAGAATGAAGTAGAAATAATCAGAATGGAAGGCTGTTGGCAGCTTAAGAAGTAAAAAACAGTTTGACACTCTGCTATATCTTAGGCTACTATAAGAGATAAGCTAATTTATAGGAGAGAAAAATGGCTAAAAAAGGTGGAAAGTCTAAAGGCAACGTGTCTGCAGGTATCAACTCTAACGTGTCCAAAGCTGTATCGAAGGCTATGCGTAGAGAGTATCTTGAGTCAGGTGACCGTGTGCTCAATCAACTTGACGCTTTTCGTAAAGGTCGGAATGTGATGCTTACTATTCCTAACCCTAATCCGAATGAAACTAATAAGCGTTTTATTCGTGTGCCTGCCTCTCAGGTTTGGAAGTCTTAATGGATATTTTTAATCTTCTTGAGCTAAAAGACATTATCTTTGCAATGTTTGTTGGCGGTTCTACATGGTACTCATACAAGCTAGGCTGGCAACGTGGCGTAGCTTATGGAGTAGACGAATCTATTGACCTGCTCGCAGAAGCAGGTCTAATAGAAGTAGAACACTCCGACGATGGAGAAGTAACCCTTTCTAAAGCTAAATGAGGCTGTAATGTTCTTTAAAGATATTAAACAGTTTGAAGATTTAGCTAACTATTATATCAACGTTTCTTGCAAAGAAGTCTGCAAATTGACGGACCTTCACGACTTTGATCTAGCTTTTGTAAAACTTGATTGGTCTAAGCGCAGAGTTTCTTCTAGAGGGGGTTGGTATCCTGCTAATGGTGGCGCAGGAGTTAGCATAGCTATGTCTGTCTGCTCTAGGCCCACAAACGGTGAAATCATCAGAGTTTATGAGTATAAAGCTTTTGATGATTCTCCTATTATTGGCGGATTCTACACTAGAAATGTAGAAAATAAACTCGCCATGCACTGCCTACATGAAGTAGCACATGCTGCTCAGTATTGGCGTAAATACCTTAAAAAACTTGATGCAGGCTTGCCTCATGGAGATATTTGGAGAGGTATCTACGCTCACCTACGGCGTTCTATCTTGAACCCCCGACTAGAAGATCAAACACTTCTAGCAAAAGAATACAATAATTTTATAGAAAGTATTGAGTCTCCATTACAGCGTAAGCTAATGGTAGCAGCCTCCAGGTGAGGCTGCACAAGACTCTAGGAGAGATTTATGGCATTTACTTTAACAGAAGAGATGGTGACTGCACTATTACCAAAAGCTAAAGATATCAAAGAATGGCACGCAGCTATGACAGAGCTGTTCCCTCAGTACGGTATTGACACTCCACAGCGTATAGCAGGTTTTATTGCGCAGTGTGGTCACGAATCTGCAGGATTTACAGTTTTAGAAGAAAACTTAAACTACAGCGAAAAAGGCTTAATGGCAACGTTCCCTAAGTATTTTAGAGACCGTAGCCCTGCTGCATATGAACGCAAGCCTGAAGCTATTGCAAACGTAGTATACGCTAACCGTATGGGAAATGGTAGTGAAAAGTCTGGAGACGGTTGGAAGTTTCGTGGTCGTGGAGTAATCCAGCTTACAGGTTTTGAAAACTATACAAACTTTGCTAAAGCTGTTGGAAAAGACGTAGACCAAGTTATTAAGTATCTAGGCACTAAAAAAGGTGCTTTACATAGTGCGTGTTGGTACTGGGATTCTCGCAATATCAATGCTACTGCAGACGCAGGCGATATTGTAAAAATGACTAAACTAATCAATGGCGGCACTATTGGTTTAGAAGATCGTAAAAAGCACTATGAACACGCATTAGAAATTCTAGGAGTACGTGGCGCAGCCCCAAAGCCTGCAGCGAAGCCAGCAGCCCCGCCAGCAGCTACATCAGCAGAACCTACTATGGCGGAGATTCAAGCTAAGCTAGGTCTTGTAGCTGACGGAATTAAAGGCCCAAAGACTATTGAGGCTATCAAAGAGTTTCAAACTAAACACGGTTTAGTAGCAGATGGTGTTCCTGGACCAAAAACATTAGCAGCATTATTCGGAGGATAAAATGCAAGTTCGTCTATCTATTACCTCTAACTATAGTGATACAGAAAAAGGCGTAAGCTTTCCTGATATCGAAATTAGTAAAGAGTTTGAAGGTCGTACTCCTACAGCAGAAGAACTAGAAGAGCTTGTCTCTCTGTTTCGTCGTTGCATAGTAGTAGATACAACTAGTAAACCCAAAGTAAGGGAACTAGGAAGTGCCTAAAAAACATAGTTTAAAACAGTTAGAGGCATTTGCAAAAGACTGGGGTCTTTATAAATGGATGAATGCTGACAATCCAGATAATGAAAAGCCCCCAGCTAAAAAACCGTATAAAGGAAAACCTAAAGGCGGTAAAGACAATAAGCCTTCTTACAATAAGAGGCCTAAATGAAAACAGCACTAATAACTGGTGTTACTGGACAAGATGGGGGCTACTTAGCTGAGTTGCTCCTATCTAAAGGGTACGAGGTTCATAGTATAAAACGCAGAACTGCTGCGGACTATATTAAGAGAATCGAACATATTGTAGATCATCCTAATTTTCACCTACACTATGGAGACCTGACCGATACTGGTTGTTTGGTAAAGCTGTTCTCTACTTATCAGTTTGATGAGGTGTACAATCTAGGCGCTCAATCTCACGTGCGAGTGTCTTTTGACATCCCAGAGTATACTGCAGATGTAGATGCTCTGGGCACTGTCAGACTTCTTGAATGTATTCGTACACTGGGGCTGATGGATAAAACTAAATTCTATCAAGCTTCTACTTCAGAGCTGTACGGAAAAGTACAAGAAACTCCTCAGACTGAAACTACTCCTTTCTACCCACGCTCTCCGTATGGCTGTGCTAAGCTATACTCTTACTGGATCGTAAAGAACTATAGAGAGTCTTACGGACTGCACGGCTCAAACGGTATTCTATTTAACCATGAATCACCTTGGAGAGGATCAGAGTTTGTTACTCAAAAGATTATTCAAGGAGTGGCAGATATCAGCAAAGGTCTTCGTTCCGAGATAGAGCTAGGTAATCTAGATGCTCAGAGAGATTGGGGACATGCTAAAGATTTTGTCGAAGGCATGTACTTAATGCTTCAGCAACCTCAAGGTGACGACTACGTACTCGCTACGGGAGAGCTGCACTCTGTTAGAGAACTTGTAGAGATTGCGTTTGCTAAAGTAGGTAAAACTATTCACTGGCAGGGAAAAGGCGCATCTGAAGTTGGGTATGACGATCATGCTATTCCACGGGTACGAATCAATCCTGATTTCTATCGTCCTGCAGAAGTAGAGATGTTACTAGGAGACGCTACTAAAGCTAAAACAGTTCTTGGGTGGAAACCAAAGTATAATTTTGAAGCTCTTGTAAACGACATGATGGAGGCGGCTCTTGCCAGATGAAGAAGTTGATGAAATACTGTTTACAGACTTCGAGACCTTCGCGTTAAATAAAGTTATTGATGGACATGATCCTATTGCTTGTGCTATGATTATGATAACGCTAGGAATAAGCGCTTGTAAGCTTATTCTTACCAGAAAAGAGCAGATGTATCTTCTTGACCTGATCGAAGAGCATATCACAAGTAGCGATACGGAGCGTAAAAAAATAACTTTACACTAGGAGATAGCGATGTTCGATAATGATCCTTTTGATGACTGTACGCACTGGGTAGGTAAAATGTGATGCAAGACTTGTTTAGAATTGTAGAAATCTTAGACTCTATACTGGCAGCACAAGATCATGCTGAAGAGACTCGCAATCAGCTGGAAGCTATTCTAAAAGAAATTGACGAAAAAGAGAAAGAGCTGTATAACAGCTATCTTCAAGGTCAGCGTCTTCACGACGAAATTAAGTATTGACTAGTAACGCTACCATAGACTTTAAAAAGCCGCTAGACAGCGGCTTTTTTATTTGGTATCTTTATATAAAGGAGAAAAAGATGTATAAAGTTTATGTATATCGAAATGAGCCTTACGAGTTTATTGAGACCTTCACTATTAAAGCAGAGTCTTATTTAATTGCTTTGATAGACTCAGCTAAAGTAGTCAAGGAAAAATATAAAAACGCAAGGGTGGCTAAAGTAGAGCCTATATATAAATAATGCAACCAGACTTTACACCTTTTTTCTTTGGAATCTTATTCGGAATTATTCTAGGCTATTCAGCCTCTTTAGCAACTATAGGAGTTTTCTGGTGACGCTTAAAGAAACCTTTCTTTCTTATGTAGAGCTGCAGCGTAATGCAAATAACTATAAAGAAGCCTATGGTATAGACGACTATAGAACAGTTGATGCGTATGCTCGCGCAAATCTAAAAAAACGAGAAATGTTAGAACTCATTGAGGCAGTGGAAAAATGAATATTCATCACCGTCCTATTTTTGATACAAAAGCTGTAGAGCAGCATTATTCTGATAAAGATGGTGTGCCAGTTCACTATGTGTGTACTAGTGCACTTAATCATGGTACTGTGGCTGCTGATATTTTTTATCGTGAGACTCCTCACCCTGAATTTGGTAATCGTTACTTTGGTCTTTATAAGAATCCGCATTCAGACTACTCACAGATTATGATTACTAATGCAGATGTTATTGAAGAGCTTGAGTTCGGAATGAAAGAGGTAAACAATGAATGGCACTATAGTCAACATCGTCATGACTTTTATTCGGTTGGAGATGTATCTATTGATGGCGGTCGCGCTTATTTTCGCGTTGTAGGAGATGTGAAATTGCCTACTAAGTTTCTGAAAGTAAAAGACGGCAAGTTTGTAGAGATGGAAGAGGTGATGTAATGTGGGTACTTTTTATTCTGTCTTGGCCTATTGGCTTTGAAGAGCCTAAAGTTACTAGATACGCAGAGTTTGAAGTTTTTGAGAGCTGCGATCATGCTATGGCAGCTCTTGAAAATGCGTTTACTCAGAATGAAGTTGCTATTTGTCTAGAAGATACTACTTATAAAGGATACTAAGAAATGAAGTTTATTAAAGAATCGTCGCATCCAGGCTTTAAAAAAGTTGAGGTGGAGCTGCACGAACACGCCAGTCTTGTAGAAGCTCTAGATGCTTTTACTGACTTTCTTCGTGCTTGTGGCTATGTAATTGAGTATGATAAAATGCTAGATCTAGTTGACGACTGGGATATCAATGAGTAATATACTTATTGTTGCTGCTAATGATCGTCTAAGCCGCTTTACTCGTAATATCATTGAATACGCTCCTAGCGGGGTAACAGTTCGAGTAAAAGTGGCTACAGACTATATTAGTGGCTTTGAGCTTAATAATCTTATAGTGGATGAATCAGATGATACCGAATATTTTAAAACACGATCTGACTAATATTGGATATCCTATGTTGTTTGGGTCACGTAGCATGGCTACTAGAGAGTCCAGCGATAGTTTTGATCCATCTCTCTATATTGGCACAAGAATCGCGCCTAATACAGATTGGGACTTTTCTCAACAGTATAGTGAGGAAGTTCATAACTATCTAGTATCAGCAGGGTATGAATGTCATAAGGGTGGTGACTACTTTGATGATCTTACAGTAGCTGTTTACTCTAAGACTATTGACGATCATAAAGTACATGTGGTACTGCATAGAAACGAAGAACTATTCAGACGTATTTGGAACAGCATCGACGCTGAGTTTTACTATAAGTACCTTTGGAAACGTTCTGGATTGTACCTATGTGATAGCCCACAAGGAATAAAGTATATGATTAGACAAATTATGAATCAACTATATCGTACAGGAGCTGCGTAATGGCATTTTACACTTTGATCGGTCTCCTAGTAGTAGCAGCAGTTTTAGCCCTAGGAGTATATTGGGTAGCCACTAATCTTAGCTTCAAGCGTCAATCGGAACGCTACACCTATATGAAGGATGAAGCTGGTAATGATTATATTCGAGATAACTCTGTAACGCCTAAGGATGAACCTGATGCAAAAACCTGAACGTTATGATTATAACACTCGTGCAGAGTACGAAGCTGCTCTTGCACAATATGAAACAAACTTGGGAAAAATGAAAATGAAAGCTGTTATTGGTGGTACTTTTGCTACTGTTATTGGTCTTGCTGCACTGACTGTGCTTGGCGGATCTTGGTATACTGTTGATGAGGGTTATCGAGGTGTAACTCTTCGTAACGGCGCTGTGACCGGAACTGCTGAACCAGGTCTTGGATTTAAGATGCCGTTGATTGACTCTGTGATTGATATTAGTGTTCAGTCTCAAGCTCAACTATATGAAAATATTCTTGCATACTCTCGCGACCAGCAAACTGCAGGTCTGAGCCTATCTGTTAACTACCGCTTCCCTGCAGATCAGGTTGAGACTATCTACCGTGAATATGGCGGTGAAGCTGGCGTGATTTCTCGACTGCTGGATCGTCAAGTGCTTGAAGAAGTAAAGAACGTCTTTGGTAAGTTTAATGCTTCTACTGCTATTCAGGAGCGGGAACGTCTTGCTGCAGAAACTCAGATGGCTATTCAACGCGCTGTGATCGGTCCTATCATCGTTGAATCTGTTCAGATCGAGAACATTGACTTTAGCGATGCATATGAACAGTCGATTGAGGCTCGTATGCTTGCAGAAGTGGAAGTTCAAAAGGTTCGCCAGAACGCAGAACGTGAAAAGGTCACTGCAGAAATCACAGTGATTCAAGCTCAGGCAGAAGCTGACGCACAACTTGCTCGAGCAACTGCAGAAGCAGAAGCTACTCGTATCCGTGGTGAGGCAGAAGCTGCCGCAATTAAAGCAAAGAGTGAAGCCCTGAAAGATAATGCTGGTCTGATTGCTCTAACTCAGGCCGAACGCTGGAATGGTGCACTGCCCACTACTATGATTCCAGGTTCGACTGTTCCTTTTATGGATGTTGCAACTAAACCTGCACAATAAATAGAGTACTGTAAAAGAGCGCTTCGGCGCTCTTTTTTGTTGCTTAATGCCTATAGATGTGTTATTCTACCTAAGATAAGGAGAGATCTATGACCTGCCCACCCTGCAATAACGACTGTAATCAAGGGCGTGACTGTCCTGTGAGGAAGAAATGGAATAAAGATGATATTATAGGATTACTTATCATAATTCCTATATTGGTGTTACTATGGGTTTTTTGCGGGGTAGCAGTATTTTATATACTTAATGCGGCGTAATAATGACTAATGAAGAACTGATTGCTTTAGCAAAGACTATGCTCGTTGAAAGCGAAGTATGGATCAAAGAACAAGGTGGTGAGACTGTCAATCCAGGGCTCATGCCAAAGATGATTAAGAGTCTCGAAGAATTAATTGCTGAAAATACTAGACTACGTGCTCAATGTGAAGGGCTTGCACAAGCGGCTATAAACAATGGGCAGGCTCTTATTATCACAGAATCCAAACTGGCGAAGGCGGTGGAGGCGCTGCGGGGCGACCCGTGGACCATTGGTTGGAAGAAATGGAATGAGCGCGCCCGCACCACGCTGGCCGAGATTGAGGGAGAGAAGACATGACCACCCCAGACAAACGGATGCACTTCCGCTGCGGCGTGTGCGAGAAATGCTTCAGCACCGAGGCCGTCTTCCCGATGGACGTGCGGAAGCTGACCAAGCTGGTGCGGGAAACCAAATGCCCGAACTGCGGGGCCGGGTCGAAGCGGCTGTATCTGCGGGCAAATGTGAACATGGAGGAGGGGAAGACATGACTGACGAAGAACTGGTGAAGGCGCTGCGCTGGAAAGCTGGTGCATATGCAAAACAAGCAGCCGACCGCATCGAGCAACTTGTTGCGATTAATGAAGCCGCCCGTGCTGACGCCAAGGAGGCCGAGGCTTATGCGGAGGAGTTGGAGCGCGACCTCAACATCTGCCGTATGGCTCAGGTCGTGATGGACAACACCGTTGCTGAGTTGGAGAAGGAGAACACAAGGCTTTCCGGCTTGATGTCAGAGCGCGGTCAGATGTTGCGGAGATATGACCAAATGGTTGTTGACGGTGCAAAAAGAGAGGAGGCGTGGAAAGCCAAGCTGGCGAAGGCGGTGGAGGCAGCGGAAGAAATGTCTGCGGCGTTCTACTCCGACGGAAACGTGACCGAACGTCATCTTAAGGCGTGCAAGGCAGGGGTAAAGCTGGCCGCCACCCTCGCAGAGATCAAAGGAGGAATCTATGACTGACCCACTACCAAGAAATAAGTGTATTGTATCAGGCTGTAGCAATCACAAGCATGAAGGATTGTTTGTAGGCGATTTGTGCGGTCCGTGCTTTCAAATGCTAACTAGCGGAGACACTAACTATGGCAACACGTTTATTCATGAACTGCAGGCTCGTGTAAAAATGCTAGAACGTGCTATGGAAGCCTACGAACGAGAACGTAACCGCTATCGCCACGCTAATCCAGAATATACTGGAGCATACTTCTTATCTGGCGGGCATGGTGACTTTGACAGCAACTGCCTTCCGCAATACGTTCGCATCGTACCAGCTTATGGCTGTGCATGGGAGCAAGTGTATGAAAAAACCGACCGCACTATCAGCTACGAGGGATCATGAACGAGTTTAGAATACTAGTGTGTGGTGGGCGAGACTACTCAGACGCTGAGAGCTTAAACGCTACCCTAGATAACATTATAGCGAATATAAAATCTATGGCGAGCGGTCAAAGCGTCAGACTTATTCATGGAGCTGCACGAGGAGCAGACTCACTAGCTGCCGCTTGGGCTTCTTCAAGAGGCATTGCCGCTACTGCATATCCAGCTAACTGGAATCTATACGGTCGTAGTGCAGGATACGTCAGAAATACTCAAATGCTAGAAGAAGGTCAACCACATCTTGTAGTTGCATTTCCAGGCGGAGCTGGCACTGCGATGATGACTCGCATAGCCCGTAGCGCTGGGGTTACTGTAAAGGAAGTAAAATGATACTAGTAGTAACACATTATCAGGATCGTGACTATCATGATGCGTATGGTAAAGTAACTGAACGAGCAGGAACATATGTTTCTCATGGAATTGATACTGAAAGCGGACGAACAGTAATTCTTCCGTGTGAGCGCTGGGAAAATTTTAGGCATAAGTGTATAAGCTATGAAGGCGAATGGTACTTAAAATGAAGATTGAAACTAAACAAGTATACATTTCAGACGATGGCAAAACTTTTTCTAGCGCTGCAGAGTGTGAAGCGCATGAAGCAGAACAACTTAAGCGCAAACAAGCTCTAGTTAATCTACGTGTGTGGAGCGTAGCACACGGGTTTGACGCTACTGAAGGTCGCGGATATTTTGCCAGAACTATCATTGTTACAGATGCTACCCAACCAGTGCTAATTCAGTGGTGCCTAGATAAGTTTGGGCCTCCTCTAGATTCATGGTATGGCAATGGTTTTTATGAGTGCTGGGATTTACATAAAACTGATAGAGATGTAGATTGGGCTGTTCAACAAAAAGATAAAGTGCCTTTTAGTTACCACTCTAAAACTGCGCTCGTAGTAGTATCAAAATCTGACTGGACTTGGGCTGGATTGCCTAAGTCTGAACATCCTTGGCCGAGGAAAAATAAATGAGTGAACATAATCCATTTTTAGACTGCGAAGCATATGTTTCAGAGCATGGAACCGGTTGGGGTGTTCGATCGAAGTATTTTAATGTCCCAGCCCAAAACGAAGGTGTTGCAAATCGAATTGCAGAACTGATTCAACTAGCATATATGGCTGGTAGAGAAGATACTCAAAATGAAATTAAAAAGGCATTAGGAATGTAAAATGATTAAACTACTAGACAATCTTATTGACCAACTTCCCGCTATTCTACTTGCAGCTGTATCAGTGTTCTTTTTATGGGGTCTTGGATATTTGATTTTGGCTGATATGGAAGATAAGAAGGTATTTATGGAGCAGTGTGTTGCTGCTGGAAATCAGTATGTTAATGGAAGTTGTGTAAAATGAAACCGTTCAAAGTTAACCGTAACTCTTGGCACTATAAGCTGAACCGTAAGTTCTTCAACACTCGGGGTGATAATGATTACTACATGCATGATAGTTGGGAACCTCGCCACAACAACTTCTGTGCATACTGGCGAGCTACTATGTTCCGTCTATTGTTCGCAACTCTCTTAATTATTGGAGCTGGCGCATTTTTGTTTATGCTAGGTGATGGAATCTACCATCATCCTCTTGACTTTCTTATTACTGTTAGTCTTATTGTAGGCACGTTTGCTACTTTTGTATTGATTATCGTTCTCTCTGAGCTGCTCAAAAGTGCTATAGCTAAGCGTGGGGATCAACCCGCTGCCTCAGAATCTCTGTTCGTTCAGCGTTACCGTGCATATAAGTCTAAAGTCTGTCCTGGAGTAGAGTATGACTAAGATCTTTGTGTTTGGTAGCAACCTTGCAGGACGGCATGGAAAAGGTGCAGCGCTATATGCTCGTAAGCACTACGGCGCCGAGTATGGAGTAGGTGTTGGTCAGACTGGATGTGCATATGCTTTGCCGACTAAAGGTTATAACCTAGAGACTCTAAGTATTGGTACTATCGAAGGCCATATCAAAGACTTTATTGAATATGCAGAGGCACATCCTGATGATGAGTTTCTGCTGACTCCTATTGGTTGCGGTCTTGCTGGATACCGTCGTGATCAGATCAAGCCGCTTATTGAAAAGTATAACCGCCCTTCTAACGTGATCTACACCAAAGAATGGGAAGATGAGGATATCAACTAATGTTTGACTTTGGAAAAGCTATTGAAGGCTTATTTTATGCGTTCTTTACTGCTATTGCAGCTGCAATTGTTCTTGCAGCATACGTGCTATGGCAAGCGTTTTTCTCGTTGACTCCTTGGGATGTATGTGCTAAGATGGAAACAGATGAAACAAAAGTTCAATGTATGAACGCTCACTACGAAGGAGATTAATATGTTTGCCTCTATCGTTGCTACAGTGCTTGTAGTTATTATGCTTGCACTATGTAATCCTTCAGAGTTTGATAGGAGAGACTGATGATTAGGCTGTTACAATACATTGTCTCTGGCTGCTCGCATAAGTGGAAAACGATTGATGTAAGCCCTTTCTCTTGGAAGTCTGATATTTCAGAGGGTCGAGGTACACGATACACTCTGTGTTGTGAGAAGTGCGGAAAGATTACAAAAAAGGACATCAAATGAGCTATATAGCATACTTGTGTTTTCCTACGCAACCGTGGGATGAAGATGATGAAGATAGTGAACCAGTGATCAAATTTGAAGAACCAAACAGGTGGATGTACGAAAAAGTCATTGCGATTCAATTTAGTGTTCTTCACCAATGGACGGACAAAGATAAAGAGCTGTATAAATGACGTTTGATGAATGGTTAGACGAAATAGAGGTATTTTCTGCGCGGAGAGAACGTCTTAATGAAGATGTAAATTTTGAGGCAGTAATGACGGGTAATATGTCTCATAGTCTTGCGCGGAATCGTATGTATGTGTGGTTAGAAGCTGCATATAATGTTGGTTATGAGGCTGGAAAGGGTAATAAATGAGCATGATGGACTGGGCTAAAGCAGAACTAGACGCTGCTGGACTCAAAGAAAGCGGTAACATTGATGATGTTAGTGTATGGGTTCGCCAAGATGTTTTAGCACTTCTTCAAGTGTTTGTCGATCAAGGGCACAGTGGTATGTCGGCTCCTTATGTGCTAAAACTGTTTGATAGGTTAGCTAACTGGAAACCTCTCTCTCCTCTGACTGGTGAGTCTAACGAGTGGACTGAGGTTGGACCTGATGTGTGGCAAAACAAGCGGGCATCGAATGTGTTCAAAGGTGATGATGGACGCGCTTACTGGATGGATGGCCGAGTATTCTGGGAGTGGGCTACTCACCCTGAGATCGATGATGGTAAACCTTTTAAGAGTCACTATACCAGTCGTGATAGTCGTGTTTACATTGACAGCTTCCCTTGGACGATGCCTGATGAGCCTGAGTACGTAGAGGCGGAGAGCGTTAAATAATGTTTGAAGATAAAGATTACGACAGCATTAATGGTAAATATATCGGAAGCGAATATGGTGATCTGCGTCGTGAACGAGCACAGTTGCAGCAGCGCATGATTCTACATAATGACGCATCAGTAAAACCTCGTATTCGTGAAATTACACTGCAACTGCAAGCCATGATGGCTTCACGACCTTTTAAACATAAGCAGTAGGTAAAAATGAAACCATACATTCATGCCCGTAATTCAGTTAAGCGCTATGGAGGAGAGATTGAAGACTACTTACCGATTCACAACTGGTTTGACTCTACCAAAGCAGCATATGCAGACTTCCAACATCGAGCAATTCTACATAACACCTTTGGAATCTTTCTTGCAGAACAACTATTTGGAGTTACCCTTACTAACTCAGAGGGAAAAGTGGTTAGCGTTAGAGACATTGGAGAAGACCATGTTAAAGAAGACTGCGGAGGACGTATTCCGACCATTGCCGACTGGCTCGGTAAGCTAGAACCAGAGCCTTGGATGCTCGGAGTAGGTCAACGCGCATTTGCAGCAGCACACAATTTAGAGGCAGACTAATGAAATATGCAGAATTACATCAATCTATAATTGAGATGAATCAAAAGATTGCAGAAGCTCAGGCATTTATGCAGACTCACGCTAGATCCTACATTGAGTCGGGTGTTCAACAATTTTTTGATGTGTGCCCAGAGGTAAACGCTATCTTTTGGCATCAGTACACTCCATACTTTAATGATGGAGAGCCTTGCGAGTTCTCAGTTCACGATATTCATTTTAGCATTGATGGGCTAGAAGAATATGACGGTGAAGGTGCGTATCTATACTCTGAGGAGGACTATAACCGTGCTGTTGAGCGGCTAGAGGATGTTAAGCGCTTTGAAGCTGATCCTGCAGCTTGGAGACAGAGATACCGTGAAGAGTATAAAGCACGTTCTAATCGTGAATGCACTATTAAAGACGTTAACCTATACCCATATCCTCGCACTGTAGAGTCAGCTCAAGAAGAGATTGATGATATCTTACATCAGCGCAGCATTATTTCTCAGGCACGTGCAGACGAAATCTCCACTGCGTATAATGCTCTATATTCAGCCTTCAGGTTAATTCCTGACGATAGTATGAAAGCGATTTATGGCGATCATGTACTAGTACGAATTACTCGTAGCGGTACTGAGATAATCGAATATTCACATGATTAAGCCTTTTGACCTACCTGTTTCTTACTCATGTCTTGCACCAGAAGCACGTAGGCGAGTTAGGATGCAGTATGTTCAACAGCAGGGCGGACTATGTATGTATTGCAAGGGGAGTCTAGATCAGGCTCCCCCTAATTCTGTTACCTCCAAGAGCATCAACTGGAGTCTGTTCCCACCTAATTTTCTAAGATACCCTGTTCACCTACAACACAACCACACTACAGACTTAACCGAGGGAGCTGTGCACGCATATTGCAACGCAGTTCTTTGGCAGTATCATGGCAGATAAACATAAACAGCTCTAGACAGTTACTCATAGATTCTATATATTAAATATATAAGGAGAAAAAAGATGGCATATCATCCTGACAATTGGGTTGTGATTAAGTTCAGTGGGGACGATCCGCACTATCGAGTTCTGGTTGGTTGGAGCGGGGGTTACGCTACCGGCGACTCTTGGCGCATGAACTCTGGTATTACGCGCGTCGAAGAAGATGAGTACTACTTTTATTTTTATGGAGCGACTGGTTCGTGCTATAAGTGCCGTAAGACTGCCTACTGTCTACGCAAGAACAACGCATACATCTGGTCACAACTACAACAACTGCATGGTGATAAGGTTCAACTGATGTCTGAAGATACTAACTGGATGGAAATGGATTGGATTATTAAATGAGCTGGTGTGATAAAAAACGTATGCGCTCTTGGACAGTAGCAGAGATTCAAGATTGGTATGACAACCATCCTGATCTTACTCTTAGTGCGTATGCTAAGGCTCTAGGATTGACAGTGGCTCGTCTAAAAGATATTTTGATGTCCTAACAAAAGGTGTAATATGGGCAACATCTGGGTAACCAGTGACACTCACTTTAACCATGTCAACATTCTCAGGTTCACCGATAGCAATACCGATGAACTTATTCGTCCCGGTTTCAAAGATGTTACCGAAATGAATGAATTGATGATCCAGCGTTGGAACGAAGTTGTTCGTCCTGGTGATAAAGTATACCACCTCGGTGACGTGTTCTTTGGCGACAAAGAATGGTTTCAAAAGACGTGGCCTCGTTTGATGGGTAGCAAACGCCTCATTGTTGGTAATCATGATGATGTAAGGTATCTCTCTTCAGGTGGTTTCTTCGCAAAGGTTATGATGTGGCGTATGATGCCAGAGTTTGGCATTCTCATGAGTCACGTTCCGCTTCATGAAAGCAGCCTGATGCGAGGTGCTAAAGGTGATAAGCCTATGTTGAACGTACATGGTCATATTCATCAGAATCCTTCTCCAAAAGGGCCTTATCATTGTGTATGCGTCGAACAAACTGATTATCGTCCAGTACATATCGAAGATCTTGCAAAAGTGAGTAAATATAAATGCTAGTAGTATTTGACATTGATGGCACCCTGGCTAACATCGAGCATCGACTCGACTATGTTCGCAGCAAGCCTAAAAACTGGAAGGCGTTTGACGCAGGGATTCCAAATGATAAGGTGAATCCTCATGTAGCAGAAGTTTTTCGTCAAATGGCAGATTTTGGTCACGATGTTGTTTTGGCAAGCGGTCGTAACGAACGCAGTCGTGTAGCCACGGAGCAGTGGCTTTTTGATAACGATCTTCGTTGTTATGAAAAACTCTACATGCGTAAGGCAGACGACTTTCGTAGTGACGATATAGTGAAGAGAGAGATACTTGATCAAATTATCGCTGACTACGGTTGCAAGCCTGACATGGTGTTTGATGATCGTCCACGAGTAGTTCGTATGTGGCGTGACAACGGTATCTTTGTTTTCAACGTATACCAAGGTGAAGAGGACTTCTAATGTCTCAGCCTATTTGTTATGTAATGGTTGGCTTGCCTGGATTGGGCAAGTCGACTCTCGTGAAAGATCAACGCAAAGTATATGAACGCATCGATATAGATGTGTTTGTGTATAGCACTGATGGCATTCTTGAGCGTATTGCCGATTTTCTTGGTAAGACCTATGATAACGTATTCGAAGAGCATATCAAAAGTGCTACAGCAGAGGCAGACATTGATCTTGCACATGCTATCAAGGAACGTCAAGACATTATCTGGGACCAAACCAACCTCAGTGCCAAGAAGCGAGCTAAGATCATCAATCGTATGCGGCAGGCTGGTTATCAAGTTCGTTGTGAGTGTATCATTCCGCCCGAAGCAGGTTGGATTGATGATCAAAAAGCGTGGGCATATCGCTTGCGTAATCGTCCTGGGAAAACTATTCCGCAGCATATCATGAACAACATGATTGAAAGTTTTGTTGTTCCTACTGCGGACGAAGGTTTTGACATGATCACTTTCTACAACATGCACGGCGCACTGCTTGGGCTTAACTACGGAGAAGACTAGTGAATGTTTTGCAACATCTTCACTCTCGTTACTTTGACTCTAACCTACATAAAGTCTGGATTGATGAAACGGAAGGTGTTGCAACTTATCCACTGTGGAACCTTAGTGGTCAGATGGTAGGGTACCAGCAATATAGACCATCAGCTAATAAACAAAAAGATAATCATCCTAGAGATAGCCGATACTTTACTTATCGTAAAGACAAAGTAGTTGGTGTTTGGGGATTAGAGAGTTGGAACCTATCTAACGTACTATTTGTAACTGAAGGAACATTCGATGCTTGCCGACTTACTCGTCTTGGGCATTCTGCTATCGCTACCCTTTCTAACGATGTTGACGATAGCCTTAAGCGTTGGTTATGGACGATCCGTAAGATTCGCCTTGTCGTTGCTGTATGCGATAACGATGCTGCTGGGCGCCGTCTTGCTAAATATGGTCATCTATCACATGTAGTAGAGAGTGGCGATCTTGGAGACGCATCAGAAGAGTATGTGAAGCAGTTAATTGAGCTTTACGCTTGATTAGCTGCTTTTTCTATGCTATCTTAGATTAAGAAAAGATAAAGGGCTGCTAAAATGAACTACCAGTTTCCTATCATTGAGACTATCAACGATGTGCTCCCACATATTGAAGGACGTGACGAGTTTGTCGTTGCGGAGCGTGAAGGCTACACTGTAATCAACTATGTAGTTGCAATGGCTGATACGTTTGATATGCACGATTCAGACGACGAAGGAAACTACGTCTATGACTGGACTGGTGCTATGCGTCGTGAATGCCGAGGATTGATCTTCGATCGCGAAGGTCGTATCATGAGCCGTCCGTTCCACAAGTTCTTCAACATCAACGAGCGTGAAGAAACTCAGTCTCACTGTATTGATGTGTCGCAACCGCATGTGATCATGGAAAAGATGGATGGTTCAATGATCCGTCCTATCCTTGTTGATGGGCACTTGCGTCTTGCTACTAAGATGGGTGTAACTGAAGTGGCTATGCAGGCTGAGACTTGGCTTGCTACAAAAGATGATAGGTATAAAGGCTGGTTGCTGCATTGCATTAAAAATGGTATTACTCCAATTTTTGAATGGGTAAGCCCGTTCAACCAGATTGTTATTGCATATGATGAAGCAGAACTTGTTCTTCTTGCTATTCGTGATAATATTACTGGCGAATACTCTATGCCTAACTATCAAGACGGTTGCCCGTTCACTGTTGTTCCTCGTTACGGTAGCGTAGCGGGTAACCTCAGTGACTATATTGCTCGTCAGCGTGGTGCAGAAGGTCGTGAAGGCGACATCATCCGCTTTGCTGACGGGCATATGGTCAAAGTAAAGAACGATTGGTACGTGCGTATTCACAAGACTGTGGATCGTATTGTATTTGATCGTAACATTGTGAACTTGATCATCAATGAAGAAGTCGATGACGTTGTTCCGATGCTGCCTCAAGTGCAGGCTGATCGTGTGCGTGACTTTGAGACTCGTTTCTGGAGTGCTTTCAAAGTGAAAGAGGATCGTCTTCTTGCAGAGCGTGATATCGTAGGGCAACTATATAACAATGACCGTAAGCGGATTGCTCTTGAGTTCATTCCGACTCTGGAAGACAAGGCTGACGCATCGTTCATCTTCCGTATGCTTGATGGTCATAGCGTTCGTGAGTTAATGTTACAGCATATTGAAAAGAATATAAACACCAACGTCAAATGGGATGAATGTGCAAAATGGATGGGGATGTGAAAATGAGTGAGTTTCTTAGCGTTACTTTGTATGAACGACCTGATGGGCGGTCTCGTCAGGTAGAGATGCGTAATATCGAGCCTGAAGATATTCACTTTTTTGAGTCTAACCGTCTAAAAGTTTCTATCGAAGAGTTGACAACTGGTGAGTTGGTAGTTTATGCTTGTCCTTATAACGATTATTCAGAAGAAAGCGAAGTAATGGTTCTATCAGGTAGTCGTTCTTGCAAAGAGACTATGAAAGATTTGCGTACCTATTGTGAAGAGGCTTTTAATCTATGAATGACTCTATCATAAACAAACTAACTAAATTCTCAGAAGAGTTTCAACAAGCTGAAAAACAAATAGACAGCTCAATGGATTTTTGGTGGGAGTCTCTCACTAAAGAAGAACAAATGAATGCTTTTTATTGTGTAGTTAAGAGGCTTGTAAAGGGTGAACTAGTTGATAAAGGCTCTTATCGTTATGTGCTATATAAAACCTTTGGGTTCGGGCCTGAAAGCTATTCACTAGGTATGATGTGCGGGTTTATGAGCCTACACAATGCTATTGAAGCAGAAGTTGAATCGTTTACTTAAGGAGTATAAGATGCGTGTGAAAATTGGCCCGTATAAGTATTGGTTTGGTCCTTATCAGCTGGCCGAAAAACTCATGTTCTGGGTTCCTAAAGAGCGTGACGAATACGGTATTCTGCGCACTGCTGATCGTGTTCACCGTTTTGGCGAGTGGCTTGCCTATGGTAAAGTCTTGCCTGAGCCTGCAGTTGGTGAAACTGTTGTTTGGGGTGAAGATCGGCCTACTACACTGATCTCCAAGTTTCTTAGCTGGCTTGATTCTAGGAAGAAGCGTAAGATCGAAGTGCATATTGATCGCTGGGACACCTGGTCGATGGAAAGCACTCTTGGTTACATCATTCGTCCTATGCTCAAGCAACTGCGAGATAACAAGCACGGCGCGCCCTGGGTCGATGATGAAGATGTGCCTGAGGAACTGCGCAGCACTGCAGCTCCTCCCAAAGAACATGAGTGGGATACTGACGATAACCATTTTAAGCGTTGGGATTGGGTTCTCGACGAAATAATCTTCGCTTTTGAAAGTCTTGAGGGCGGGACTAACCAAGACTGGGAAGAGCAGTTTACCACTGGCGAGTATGACTATCGCTTTAAAAAAATTGATGAAGATGGCACTAGTCAAATGGTTGAAGGCCCTAATCATACCGCCGAAACTGACTGGGATGCTCGTAAAGCGTATGCTAAGCGTATCAGCAACGGTTTTAGACTCTTCGGAAAGTACTACGAAAGCCTGTGGGACTAAAGCATATTTGCACATAGATAAGAGGCAAGGGTAAAGTATAATTATCCTTGCCTTTTTGCATATAGTGTGCGATAATGTAAATATCAATTATAGGAGAGCCTTATGTCTGCCCGTAACCTGATTAAGTCTTACCTTCGTCGTGCTACTCGTGACAGCCTTCTTGGTGTCGGCTGTTATAGTGCTGTAATGCGCGCAAATAATAGCCGCAATCAGGTAATTAAGATTGGTACTGAGGCTTGTGATCCTTGGCTTGATTACTACTATGAAGTAATTAAAGGCATGAACACGCCGCACACTCCTAAAGTTCATCGGCTCTATACTGATAGCGCTAAAAAATACTATGTGGCGTTGATAGAAGAACTGACTCCCCTTGATGATGTAAACCGTGAGTTTGTAGAGTCTGTACGTCAGTATACTAAAAGTGATAACTCCTACTCGGAACTGAAGGCTGAAGCAGAGCAGATGCCTAGCATTCCGTGTGCTGAGCACTTTATTGCTTTTATTGATTATCTGCTAGAGCGTACTTCTGTGGTAAGCCGTTGGGAAGCAGAAGACTGCGATGAGGATGCACGCACTCTTGACATTCACAACGGTAACTGGATGCTTCGTGGAGACGGAACTCTAGTGCTTATTGACCCGTGGGCTCACTATGAGATCGAAGCTGATCTAAAGCACTGGGCAGACTATAATGTATATAATAAATATGGATATGCAGCATGACAGATTTAAACTTTCAACTCGCTCGACTTCTTAAAAAGCATCAAGCGCTTCATGCAGAGATTGAGTTTCTAGAAGCACAACGAGAGCATGATAGAAGCTATCTAGCCTCTGTTACTCTTAAACAACTAAAACGTCAAAAGCTACAGCTAAAAGACTCTATTGCAGCGCTTGAAGCACAACTTAAGAGCACAGAATGACGTATCTATATCGTGTAGAAAAAAATGATAGAAGTGCTCAAATTGAGCTCGTAGACGAAGTGCTAGAGGTTCACTATTATGAGAGCACTTCTTACGTTGGCACTATTGAGTACCCAGATAAAAGCTATGAGTATGCTCTTAGTGCAGCTTGCAACTGGGTAGATCTAATTATGACTAGAGACACACTAGACGAGTATAAACGCACATGAAAGTTCAGTCTCCTTTTCTTGCTAGCCTTGCGGTTGAGTGTGCTCAAGGTGCTGGAGCTACAAGTATAGATGCTACAGTATATGCACTAATGGCTACTCATGTTACTGAGATTATTAATGCTGCAGATAGTGATGAAGAGGCGCTGCTTAGTTTAGCAGCCAGTGTTGTAATGCTACTAGCAGAAAACTTTGAACTTCAGAGGCGCGTGTTAAAATGATCTGCACAGTGCAAGAAGATCCTGAAAGTGGCGAACTGTTTATTGAGCTGCCTCTAGAACTAATTGAAGCCTTAAACTGGTCAAACGTTACAAGCCTAGCTTGGACTATCTCTTCAAACAACTGTGTATATTTAAGTGAAGCTAAATGAAAATATCAATTCCTGCAACTTTTCCTGTTACTACAGTTAATAACGTCCTTGAGTTTCTTGATGGTACAAAAGAGCGTTCGCTGCTTTGTGCGCAGACTCGTGCTGGTAAGACTCTGCTTGCTACCTATGCGCTAGCAAAGATTAAGCATGACTATCCGCAAGCTATGTGCATTATTTTTGGCCCTAACCTCACAGCTTTTCCTGCTGACGTTATCTCAAAGTGTGAAAATATTCCTTCAATCTCTGATCTTGGTATTGAAGCGCGTAGCATCAGTGGCAAGAATGAGCTGCTGTTCGCTAAAGATTGGGGAGGCTCGTCTGAGGCTTCTAACATCATCTGGGCTATTAACGCTGACCATACTTATGTGTCTAAGTTTATTGACTCTTATCTAGAAGAGTTTACGCACAAAGAGGTATATATTGTAATCGACGAAGCGCATCTTGGCGGTGAGAAAACTTATGCACTGCTGCATGAGCTGTATCGTTATCCAAATGTTTCAGTGCTAGAAACTACAGCTACGTTTAGAAATCGTATCTATACTCCAACGCTGCCTACTATTAATGTGCTTGCGGCTACCTCTAACTATCGTTCGCCTCTGGATGCAGAACTAGTTGAAATTTCAGAGGGCGCTAACACTTATAGCGTTAAGCATAAGCGTTTGCATGACGAGTATATTGAGCTACTTGAGAGTGAGTTTAGCGCTCCGCAAAGCCTAGTGCTAATCTCTGGTCAAAACAAAACAGAGTTTCACGCTACTGCACACTATCAAGTGCTGCAAGCAGCTCGTAAAACTGGAACGCGTGTAGGCATTCTGATCGTAAATGAAGGAGCTCCTCGTCTTACAGACTCACAAAGCGGTGAGACTATTTTGCTTGTAAAACCTGATTCTACACAAGCAATTAAAGATGCGTCAACTCTAGTTGATCGTGCTCACTATCAGCATGGATATGATCATATTGTAATGATTGGTCACCAAATGCTGCAGATGGGTCAAACTATTGGCGCTCTCAACTTTCCTATGACCCTGCAGCTGCTGGTTCACTCTATGTCGTCTAATCAGCGAGCAGAGTCTATCACTCAGTGGGTTCGTACTGGCGGTATTAATATCACACGACCCCAGCGCATTGCAATGACTCGTGCTAAGTGGTCAGATGTGTGTGCTTATGTAAGTGCTAATGATGAACTAGCTCGTAGAGTGGTAAATCGCAGTCCTGCAGAAGCAATTGAAATTCTAAAGCGAGAATATCTATCGCTCCGCACTCTGCGAGTAGAGCATGGTGCTTGGCAAGTTGCTTATGAAGAACCTGACTGGAATCGTCTTGAACCTATTACGCAGCTATTTAAAGTTCCACTGCCTGAACAGTTTCGTGAAGCAATGATTCAACGCGCTGGGCTACGTCGTAATACTACAGCACTAAATGCTTGGGTTAAAGCACAGATTAAAGAACAGCCTTGGTATCGTTCAGATATGAGCATCAATACTGTTCGATCCGTTGCAAAACTGCAGAGCGATAGGTTTGGCGGTTCAGATATTCAAGTATACATCAATCGTGATCCTGCTTCAGAAGAATCATGGAGACGAAATGTGACCTGCTGGATTGATCCTCATAACTCTGATTTGCTAGCTATTCGATTCAGACCCTATGAACTACCGAGCACAGGTCTTGTGCATGACTACTATGGAGAACTACGATTCTTTGGGCCTCGTGGCTATGTGCTAGTTCCCCCTACACCGGCTAGTGCTGATAGCGCTCAGCTAGAACTAAGCTTTTAAGGAGATACTATGACAACTGAAACTAACGAACTAATTAAAGATGTGCTGCCTGCACTTGACGAACTTATTGCGCTGCTTGAGTATTATGATAACTCAACTTATAAGGCTGCAGTATCATCAATCGCAGAAGCACTTTCTCGCCGCGGACTCACTGCGTTTGATGATAAGTCACTCTACTTTGATCCTACTCGCTGTGACGTGCACCAAGAGATTCCACGAGAAGACTGCACACAACCTTATGTGCTAAAAACGCATGTTCGCGGATACTCTATCAATGGCGAAGTTATTCGAAAGTCTATTGTAGATTTGGCAGTTCCTGCAGACGCCTAAGTCTTGCTAGAGCGCTTCATCTATGCTATATTTAATGCATAGATGGAGCATACAATGAATTATCGATATACAGTTACAAAAGATGCTGATAGCAGCCTTGCAGGACAGCCTGCAAGGCTAGTGCTGATGTTTGAAGAAGGCTCAGCCCTTGAAGTTTCTCTAGATGATGTTGTAGCTATTACAAATTTCAGCACAGCGCTAAAGTCAAAAGGCTATGTAAACTACTCTTATGATGATGGTAAACGCTCTTGTGACTGCTATGGCGAGGTTCAAGGCGCTCAATCGTTTTATGTGATGTGTTATGAGCCTGAAGATGATACGCTCTGGACACAGCACAATACTGAGACGCGCAAACCTTTCAAAGACTGGGTAGAAGTTCTATCATTTATGCTGCGCAACTACTGTGACAAGATTGAGCTTATTGAAGCGATTCACTAATATTGGAGATGCATATGCCACTACCGCCTGGACGAAGTCCTCTGCCAAATGCATGGTTTAGTCGTTGGTTTAATACTTCAGACATACAAGAGGTTAGCATTCCTCAAGTCTCTCGTATAGAAGTTATTGACGAGCGCGGACGCTCATATGTAACGCATCATGCCGCTAATGTTATGCTAAGCCTTCAAGATGGCGGACGAACTCTTAAAATTTTTACGCAAGGAACGAAAGATGTTTGAAACTAAAGCACAACGCCTTGAACGCGCTCGCCGTGATCTTGCTCAAACGCTCGCTCGTGTGGGATATCGCGGTACTGCTAAGCGAGGATCGTCTACTCTAAAGATTGAGTCGTCTCCTAAACCTGCTGTTCCTACCTCAGACGCTATCCCTGCAAATGGCGCTCGTCGTCATCAACCGCAGTATACTGGATCAGAGCTTGCAGGAGTTGCGCTGCTGCACAAACAAGCATATGAGCCGATTCGCAAAGATAATCCTCAAGCTGCTATTGATTCAGCTAGAATGAGACGGTCATGATTCGCTGGTACGACTATGCACTCGCCGTGCTAGCCGCAGATCTTATGCTCTCTTTCTCGCTCGCTGCACTCGCTGCGCCGTCTCTTCTATATAGCACATTATTTGGAACTCTTGCCGGAACTGTCTACACTCTTTGGACTGTTGACTACTGTGCTTTCAGACTAAAACAGGAAACAAAATGAACTCAGATCGTTTTACCTCTTGGGCCGAAGATATCATTGCCTATGCTAATGACCACTATGAAGAAGATGGCTGGGACTACATCATTGAATCCTTTGGAGTAGATGATGTAGTTGACCTTATTTCTTGGTGCACTTCATATGACGAAGCGCTGTTCGTTGTAGCCACTCATGCACGAATCTATGATGAACGCCGAACTGAAGTTCAGTCGCAGATCTAATAGAGGCTAAAATGAAAACTAGACTAATTGGAGATATTCACGGCGACTTCTACAG